CACCACCACCGTTGTTGTTATTGAGGCCACCGCCGGCAGCAAACGAGCCCGCGTGGGTGTGACCGGGGTCGGTCAGCGAATTGATGTGGGTATGTGTCCCGTTCTCGCCCGACGTCATTGCATGGAGGTTTTCACCGAGCGTCGAGCCCGGTGTTGTGCTGTTGCCGGCGACGACCGGCACGCCGCTAAGATTTGTCGACCCGCCGGCATCGACGCCAATCACGCCAGCGCCACGACCATCGGGCATCTGCAGGCGCTTGTTGGCGGCAAAGTCGGCCACCGCGTTCGCGCCGCGCGTCGTCACCACGCCGCCGCTGGTATAGATCGCGAGCTGCGAATTCGACCAGTTGGCCGCGAACAGAAACAGGGCATCAGCCGCGGCATAGGTGGCGCCGGAGCTCGCGCCGCCGAGCGTGTAGTCGCCACGCGCTGCTACATAGCCCGAGGGGATCGAGATCGGGAACGGCACCAGCACGCCCGCCGCCTCGCCCGCGCGTCGCCAATTGGTCGACGTCAGCGGATCATCGGGGTCGGTGGTGTTGTTGTCGACGAGCGAAACCCACTGCGCCCCAAGCACAATGCTCGAGTCGATGACGGCCCCCTGTGGGTAGCCGCCGACGTCGGTTGAAAAATCTGTGTCGAAGGGAACAGCGCCGCCGGCCTGCAGCCACTGCTCCCATGCCGTGACGACGTTCATCAGGCCGTTGAAGTCCTGGCCGAACGGCGGTACGCCGCCGGCAGCCACCGGCGAGAAATTGTCGGGAACGAATCCGGTTTCAAAGGAAGCCGCGCCATCCTGAATGCCGATCTGTGAGTCGACCGGCACCGTGCGGATGTAGGCGCCGGCGGCATCGACCGCCCAAACCTTCGCATATCGAAGTGGGATGCTTGCGCGTTCCATAGGGGCCCCTATTGCACAGAATCGATGGTGTACGAAACACCGGTCGAAGTTGGGAGGACGCCGGACTGCGAGACGATTGCGAGTTCGACCGGCGTCAGCGTAAATTCAAACTTGAACGTCATCGTCATGTCGAGGCCATCGACGACGTAGGCGTTGCCGCGGTTCGGAAACAGCGTCATCAGAATGGAGTTGATCGCCGGAATCGAGCCGTTGCAGATATTGGCCGCCGCCTTTGCGAACAGCAGCACGCGATAGGAGCTGTCCGTCAGGACGAAGCTGGTGCCGATCTGTTGGCCGTCGTAGAAGGGTGCCTGGTTGAACGGCTGCGCTTCCTGCCCCGCCTCCTGAAAACCGAAGTAAACCTGATCGCCGGGCACATCGAGCGTGCGGCCGACATTCAGAATTCGCCCCCACACGTCGAGGCCATAGCCCTGCGCGGTGTCGATGTTCATCACCAGATCGAAGAAATTCTGGAAGTTCTGCGTCTGGTCGAGATAGGCGAACATGTTCTCGATAAGCTTGGTGAGGATCGGCGAATTCGCGTACTGCGAAATGATCGTCTTCCACACATTGAAGGTCGGGATGTCGCCGATCGTCGACACGCCGATAATGAAGTTGCCGATCGCATTGGAATTCGGATCGGGAAGCGGAAAATCCGGGCCCGTCATGTCGTCGACACCGTGATGTTGTCGGCGTTGATCGTCGGCACCTGGTCCGCGTTGACGTCGACGAAGGTGTCCGTCGGCGTGACGCCGATCATTGTGCGCGAGGAGATGGTGAGCGACTTGTTGATCGTCCAGCTCGAGCCCGAGCCGCCCGTGATCTTGGTGCCAGCGGGGATGTCGCCGGCGGCATCGGAAATCGTCTGCCCGATTGCAATGACACCTGTCGGGCCCGACGTCGACAGCGCTGTGCCGGCAATCACGCCGGTGAAGGTGGAATCCGGCGCATTGTTGGAGCCCAAGGTGATGGTGAGCACCTGCGCCCAAGAGCCGAGCGAAGCGACTGCGCCATAGTAGCGGCCGGCGAGGATCGTTGAGCCGATGCGTGCGCGCGTGCCGCCGTCGGCGCCGGCGAACGCCAGTATGATAGCCGCCTGAATCAACGACGCTGCATTCGACGGAATCTGCGCGTTGTTCTGCAGCACCACCGAAAACAGGATGGCCAGCGGATCGGGTCGCTCGAAACTGACGTCGTAGGTCGGCAGCGGCGGCGAGTAGACGCCGGCGGTGTCTTCGACCGCGACCGTAGTGTTGCCGTTGTAATTGCAGCCCGGAGCCTTCTTCGACCAGATGGCCTGTGCCACGTCTTCGTCGGTTCCACCGGAAACCGACACGTAGAGCGAATGCGCGGCAACCGACACGCCCCGGATCGACACAGGGGCCCCCGTGACGTTTTCGGTCACGTAGGCGTCCAGCACGTCGGATACGTCGAGAACAGCCCCTTGGACCGCATTAAGCGACCCTACAGCGTTTTTGGCGACGGAGGCGGCCCTGCGCTCCTCGAATTGAGAACGGCTCTCTGTGTCCCTCCCAAGGACGCCGTCGGCCGGGTTGTCGATCGAATCCCAACCGGGGATAGCCCGGAAAATCTTGTTGAGGGTTCCCGCCGGGCACGAGATCGGGCCATAGGTGTCGCAAACGAAGGAAATGGTGACCGTGCCGCCGGCGCCAATCGTGGCTGCGTCGACGCTGCGATAGAGCAGCCCGTCGGTCGCCTTGGCGACGGAGCCGGCCGGGATGACCGTCCCCTGGCCGCCGGTGCAGATGGCCTCCACCGTGGTCGGTGCCGCCGGCGATCGAGCGAGGAAGTAAATTCGCGCCAGCGCGTCCTGCGCCCGGCCGTACGCATAGGCCGGGTCGAACATGTTGAACAGGTTTATCACCTGCGAATTGACTTCGGCGATGATCGCCGCAATCGAGCTCGCCAGCTGCCCCTGCGGCGTGTTCAGCGCCGGGTTCACGTTGCCGCCGAAGGCCTCGTTGATGTCGGCTTGGACGCCGGTCAGAATCGCCTGTTCGGTCGGTGCCTGCCAGCCGTTGGCCGTGAAGACGAGACCGGGAACGTTTGTTGCCATGTCAGAACGCCGCCGTCTGTGTGGTGCCGTCTTCCGTCGTGAGCTGGATTTGTCCCGTCACGCGTCGGTCGGCAACTCCGGTGATGAAAACCTTGGCGGCGACGACGCCTGGCACGAGCAGCGCCTGGCTGACCATCTTCGCCTTGATAAGCGGCGCGTTCGGCGCGCGGCCGAGCATGGCCTTGTAGCCCACGCCGAGCGTCGTGTTGTACCAGCACTCGCCAGTGTCGTTTGAGCGGATGTCGCTGAAGGTGCGGCACGCGCTCGCCGCGTCCTGCGCCTGCGAGTACGGCTCGGAAGCGGCCGCGATGTTGCCGCTCGCGTCGAGGAGCAAATCCCAGGTGTTGATGCCGAGCAGCAGCGTCTTCATGGGGTCGGGCCTCCCGTCGTGCCGCCGCCGACCGTGACACCGGTGTGCTTGTGCGTCTTCAGGTGAATTGTTCCGCTGACGACGTCGGTGTCTGCGGTGATGGTGCCCGACGTATGGATGTCGCCGTCATAGGTGCCGCCGCCCTCATTGACGATGTCGCCAGCGAGCTCGAGGTTGCCCTGCGCCACGATCGCATCGGAGAAGACGACCTTGCCCGTGAACACCCACCCCGTCGAGCTCGACACCAGCGAGTTGCCGCTCTTGTCGGCCAGCTCCATGCCGGTGTCGGTGAACTTCACATATTGCTCTGGCTCCTGATCGGTGAGCAGGCCGCCGATATAGATGCCGTCCGCCTGGTCGTACTGGCGCAGCGAGCCGGGCGGCGATTCCTCGCGCGTCTCCTTCACCGCGGAAATATCGCGATCGGCGCAAATCATGACGCCCACGTCGTCGACTGCCGGATCCGCGACGATGGCGTTCCGCCCGAACAACAGCGCGCGGTACGGTACGCCGTAGATCGTGCCCTGCGACGTCGTCTCGTTGTTGCCGTCGATCTGCTTGACCAGCGGCATCACCTGCACAGTCTTCGCGTCGGTGTCGACCGCCTGCACCTTTACGATCTTGACCGTGTGCAGCTTTGCAATCGCCTGATCGACCACGAAGCTATAGGCGTTGTAGTCGCTGTTCGCCTGCTCCGGTCGTTGCTGGCCGTACCCCTCGCCCGCCATCAGCGCACCGCCCCCGCAAGCGGCGTCGGCATGCTCGGATTGTAGCCGGTGATGAGCGTCTCCCACGGGCCGTTCGGCATTTCGCACGCAAGCGAATGCGCCAGCCCGATGACGACGTATTCCGTCGGCGTCAGCACCGAGCTCTCGACCTTCACCTTCTGGCCGAAGCCGATGGTCGGGTCGTAGAGATTGCGGATCGACACGCCATAGGCGTTGTATTTCGGGAAGCCGATCATGCTGCCCTTCGGCGGCGGCGCAATCACTGGAATGAGGCCGCCGCGCGCACCATTGCGCGGCCAGATCGCAAGCAGGCCACCCTCGCCGTTATTCCACAGGATCCCCGCCTGCTTCACGACGGCGCGCGCCTGGTCGCGATAGGAGCCGGTGAAGACCGGGTTCTTCAGCGTGACGTCGACTCCGGAATTCTCAAACCGCAAGCCCATCTTGGTGGCGAGGTTCGACATGATGTCGGCGACGCTGGCCGAGCCCTGATAGCTCGTGGCTTCCGCCGGCCGCGCCGCCCATGCGCCGAGCGTGTGCGCCGTGATGCGGAAGCTTGGCTCCGGCATGGCATTGAAGTCGGCTTCGGCCGCGGTGATAAAACCAATGAACGCCGTCGACATCTTGCCGGCAACGCCCGCCGTCAGCGTGACGCGGTTGGTCTGCAGCAGGTTGATCTGCAGGCCGAGCGTGGCGAGCTGGTTCATGATCGAACGCGTCATGCCCCAAATCGTCAGGTCGAGCGTGCCGTCGGCGAGGCCGCCGGCATTCTGGATGTCGGCGCGCATGCGCAGGCCTGCCGGCAACGTCACCTTGTTGCCGCCCTCCGCAAACGTCGTGGGGACGTTCTGCGTCGCCGGCGTGCGGTCCGGAGACAATTCGATCTCGCAGCCGAGCGCGCGCCGTTCAACGGACATTTTTGGCATCCAAATCCGCTTCTTCGGCAAAGACCAGAAGGTAGCGGTTGTTGAGACCCGTGTACTCCGGGTCGGATTCGCCTTGCGTGTCGAAGAAGAAAAAATCCCCCGTGGCGCCGAGATAGCGGTTGCGGATGATCAGGTTTCGGTTTTCGCAGATGACGCCGAGCACGATAGGCTCGCCGTTCATGAAGACGTCCATGTAGAGACCGGTGGAGCGCTGGTTGATCGCAATGATGTAGCTCTGCCCGTCGAGCGGCACAACTTCGATCTGATTCGGCACCGCCGTGACAGGGATAATCTGCATCGCGCTTCCCTACAGCGGAAAATCGAAGTTGAGCGTGCTGTTCGCCGGCGCCGGCGTCGGCGCCACCGTGCCGTTGCTGGTCGTCGGAGCAGCGCTCGCGGAAGCCGGACTCGAGATGGTGGCCGCCGCGGCCGCCGAGCCGCCCGTGGTGTTCAGCGTCGGGGTGACGGCGGTATCGCCCGCAGTCCCGCCGGTGCCGGATTGCTGCGCGTTGGTGAAGCTGCTCGACGCCGTCGTGCGCACCTGTTCGCAGAACATGTCGATGACGATCATGGCGACGCCGTTGAATGCGGTGCGCCGATAATCCATGTGCACGGGGTTGACGCTTTGGTAGACCTTCTCCGGCGTCACCGCGTCCATCAGATCGAGCGAGGCGACAGCCGCTTCCGCGGACTCGAGCAGCGCCTGGCGATCGGCCGGCGTGCCACCGGTGGCAAAACGCAGAACAACATCGAACGGCGTCTGCACCTTGTTGTAGCTCTCGAAACCGCCGGCGCTCTGCTGGTTCGACGGCTCGATCGCGAAAGACGAGATGCGGTAGTTCTGCTTGTACTCGAAAGAGACGACGGATTCCGCAATCACGACCGGGTCGCCGTCGAGAAACAGGCCCCACTGCGGGCCGTTGTCGAACAGCGCATCGACAAGGTCGGCCACGACCTGGTCGGCCACCGCGATGATCGTGTTGGCCGTCGGCAGCGTGGGAACGCCGGGGCCGATCGGCACAAACGGGATCGCCATCAGTTTTGCCCCCCGTTGGCCTGGCTGGCAAAGGCGCGGTTCTTCACGGTGCTACCGAACTCCGTCGCCCACCCCTGCGGGTCGTCGGTCTTCGGCTGCACTATGACGGTTTGGATGTTGACTTCCGTCTTCGAATTGTTGCCGGCGGCTGCGCGGTCGATGCCCTGCCACGCGGATATGCCGGTGTTCTTCGCGCCGTGGAAAGCACCCCATCCGCTTTTCGAGGCGTGGTCGAGCGCGTAGTCGATCGCCGTGCGCTCGTTGTTTGGATCTCGCGGCGACAGGCCGGTCTTGTTCTGAAACTCGTTGCCGAGACCGCCGCCCATGTAGAGCTGGAAGGCCGACCAGCTGTCCTCGCGGCCGTTCGGCCCCTTGGCCGACGGCACCGACGACTGAAAGCTGTTGAAGCCCTCCGATCGCGCGACCGCCATTGCGACGTTCGGATTGATGCCGCGCTTGGCTGCAGCTGCCCGAATGTAGGCTTCCTTCTCCGCCTGTGACTTGAAGGCGCCGCCCGGGAGCGTCGCGCTCGCCGAAGCGCTACCGCCGCCACCCATCGCGCCGCCCGGGAGCTGGTAGGACTTCTGTACCCACGCCCAAATCTTCTTGACGCCCTCGATGTCGGCCTGGTTGCCGGAATTCTTGCCGAAGGGGTTGAAGGGGCTGTCGCTGTCCTTCAGCTCGAGCGCGAAGTTTTGCAGGCCGCGCGTCGCGCTGGTCGTGAACGAATTCCATCGCCGCTCAAGGTCGCCAGCGGCGTTCGCTGCATCCTGCGTAATGCCCTGCATCTGGCGCAGCAGGTCGTTGATGTTGTGCTGCTTGGAAATCATGGCGTCGACAATGCCCGGGTCGAGCCCGAGCTGCCGTCCCCAAAATCCAGCGCCGCCCGGCGAGCGCTCCTCGATCGCCTTCAGGTTCTTGGCGATGTCGAGAAACGTCTGGTTCACGCCCTTGTTGATGTCGACAAGCGTTCCGCCTTCGGCGCCGAGCGCCCGATACTGAGCAATGATCGGGTCGATCTTGCCACGCTGCCAGCCCTGCAGCGCGTCGGTCATCTGCGTGAACGACGCGGCCATGCCGCCAGCGTCGCCGCCGAAGATTGTCGCGAGATCCTGCCAGCGCGAGATGATGCTGGTTGGAATGTTCAGATTGCGCGACAGCCGGCCGACGGCCGCGCCAGCGTGCACCGCGTTGATCGCGAATTCCGCCATGCCGCGCGCGCCGGTGATTGCCGCGAAGGTCGAAACAGCCGCGTTGCGCAGATCGCGGAAAGAGCCGGCAGCCTTGCCGACACCGTGCTCGACATTCTTCGCCGCCTTCAGCTGCTGGTCTTCAAGCCGCTTTGCGGTCTCGAATGCCTCGCGCTGCTGAAGATTGAACTTGGTCGGGTCGAGCCCGAGCTCGACGACCAGGCTGTCAATCACCGTCGCCATCATTCACTCCGGGGATTGAGCACGCGCCTGTTGTGAGCATCGACCGCGGCGATGTCGAGAAGGTCGTAGCAGTCGCGTAAGCTGTAGACGGTCGACAGCTCGTGCAGTGTCGCCAGCCGCAGCGAGATTATCCGGCTGGTAATTGGTCGCCTTGGGTAATCGAGGAGCTCTGATTCAAGAACGCCGAGCCCATCGAAGCGAACTTTGAGGCGAGCTCGGCCATAGTAAAACCCGTGTGCAGCTCCAAGATGGCTTTGCGCAATTCGAGCAGCGTCGAAACTTCCTCGACATGCGTTCGGTTGAACGGCTCGAAATTCGTCTCCGAGTGCTGGAAGGTGACACACGCCGGCAGCATCTCGCGCCACAACGGCAACACCGCTTCTTCCTTCGCCCCCATGAAGACCTGATAGCCGACCAGCGGAATAGCGAGAACGCCGAGCGCCAGCATTTCCTGCGGTATCTGGATTCCGCTGGTGCCGAGCGCCATCAGCGCGCGCACGCCCCACTCCTCCGCCTGCACGGCGTCGACTTCGGTGACGACGAAGGTTTTGCCGGCGTCGCGGTTCTCGCCGTCCGCCGGCTTCTCGATTTTTACGAGTCTCTTTCTGCGCGCCATTTAGCTCGGGTTGGGTGTCACCCGCTCCCATCGAATCGTGTGGCGCCGCGCTTTGAGCACCCGGCCGGCGTCGGGCAGCGGCTGCCAACTGGTGAGGATGCCGCGCCGCATCGTGAACTTCGTGCCGACCGACGTCAATATGACCGTGCCCTGAATCCGGTACAGCGCCTGGTCCGCGCGCTGGCGCAGATAAACCTGATCGAAGAAGAAGTTCGACGGCGAGTCCGCCATGAGCTCGTAATTCTGCTCCGTCGGATTGAAAACGACGCCGCCGGTCAGGGTGCCGTCGACGCCCATCGACGTCTCCGCCGCCTCGAGCACGTTGGTGCCGAAGATGTTGTCGGCGGAGAACTGCTGCAGCTGTTGCGGAATGTCGAACAGCCCGGCCACCGCAAGCATGATGACCGCGTTCGCTGAAGTAATATCCATGACGGATGTCCTTGTGCTGGAAGGTTGCGATTAGAGCAGGACGATCGACGCCATGTCGAACTGCTGCACGGATTGGCCGTCAACGTAGTAGAACGACATCGGCGGCGAGCCGCGCGCCTGGCGCACTTCCGGCGTTGCCACGCCGACGTCGAGGTACCAGCCCTGATTGGTGAGCGTGCTGGCAATGTCCTTGCCGGCGGAGTTATTGACGGCGGCGATCTGCGAAGCCGCCAGCGCCACGCCGGCGCGGTAGGCACCGAAATTGAGGAACTGCTCGATGGTGTCGGCGAGCGCGCTTTCGATCAGCCCGCGCCCTGCGGCGTTGTAGGGGATCGAGTAGGCGTTCTGCAGCAGGTTCGCCAGATCGCGCGTGAAGCCGCTGTTGAGCGCGATCTGGTTGAAGTAGCTGTCGGCCCACACAAACTGGCCCGAGATCGAGCCGTTGGTGTACCACTGCCACTCCTCGTCGCCGTCGGCCTGCACTTCGTAGAAATTGTAGCCGTTGGCGAGCAGGTTGTCGTGCACGGTGTCGTCGGTGACGCTGACCGCCATACCCGACTGCCGGCGCGCATCGAACGTCACGCGGCCGTTGGTCTGCGTGAAGTCGATCGAGGCACCGATGCCCATCACGAAGGCGCCAAGGTTGGCGTAATCGAGCGGGTCGGTCGGCGCGTTCAGATCGTCGGAGGCCGTCTGCCAGTTGCAAATGGTGCCGTTGATATCGCCGGCCTTGATGCGGTTGCCGAGACTGCTGGTCGCGTTGTCGGAGACCGTCGGTGCCGCGTCGTCGTCGGTGGCGACAAAGCAGAAGCGGCTGTTCTGCGTGCCGTTCCACACCGCGAACGCGTAGCGGATGTCGTTGCCGGTCTCGTCCGGATTGAAGCCGAGCGTGAAGGACGCAAAGGCGCGGCTGGTCGCGATCAGCGCATTCATGAACGCCGCCGGCGACGTCACTGAGGCTGCACCCTGCGACAGCGTCGCTCCCGTCGTCAGCGTCAGCTTCAGATCGTCGGCGATCGTGCCGGTGGCAAAATCCGCCGTCGAGCTCGCGCCGACCGTCGGCGAGATGACCTTGAAGGCGCCGGAGACGCTGTCATAGGTGACGCCGGCGAGCGTCGACGTCATGGCTTCGCTGCCGACCGTCTGCGATGCGCTGACCTGGTAGGTGCCGGCGCCGCCGGCGGTGCCCGTCAGCTGCGACTTGATGTAGGTGCCGGCCGTGACGCCGGTGCCGGCCAGCTTGCCACCGATGTCGATCGTGCCCGTGATGCTCGAAGCGGTGAGCGTGGTGCCGGAGATCGAGCCGGTGAAGGACGCCGAATTCGGCCCGTAGGCATTGAGCGCCGCGCCGATGATCTGCGCCGCGTTCGAAAACGACGTCGCGCCCGACAGATTCGGGTTGCCGGCGGCCGCCACGCCATCCAGATCGATCGACAGCGAACCGGAGATCGCCTGCAACTCCGCAAGCGTCAGGTCGGACACGTCGCCGCCGCGCAGCCACGCCCCGACGTCGTCCTGATTGTACTGCGCAAAGCACATCTTCGCGGGTTTGCGATTGGAGCCCTCGAAGCCGGCGAAGTACTTGGCGGCCGCGCGTGACTCGAGCGAGTCCCCGCCGAAATAGTTGTCGACGGCAAGCGCGCTGCCAAGCTGCAGGAGCTCGCCGATCGGCACGCGGCTGCTGGTCGTCAGGAGCAGGCCCGAAAGGATGAGCGCACTGCCGCCGGCGGCGAGCACCGACGGCGTGATGCGGATGGTTTTCTGGATGGAAACGGTGCTCATTCGCGTTTTCCTCGTGGTGGGTTTCAGGAAGCGCTGGCGGTGCTGTTAGGCCAGCTGTCGGGATTGGTGTCGACGTCGACAAGGCCGACTTCGAGCGCGCGCGCCGATTGCGCGACTGCGGTCATGGTGAAGTTGACCTGCATGTTAGCTTCGACGACGTAGCGGTCTTCGTACTGCTTCTCGCCGCTGATGAACGGCGCGTTGCGCGGTTCGCCGGAGTAGAGCGGCGCGATCGGCAGGCCCTGACCCTCGAAGAAGTCCACCGCGTAGGAGGACCGAAACAGCGTCGAGACGCGGTTGGCGTTGTTGAAGGCTTCCGGACCGTGGATGTCGATCTGCACGACGACTTCGGTGTTCTGGCGCGCGCTCTGCACCAGCCCGCGGTTGAGCCCGGTGCCCACGAGCTCTTCGAAGTTGGTTGCCAGCCGCGGCATGCGCAGCGGCCACATCACGGCGTAGTTGTTTTCCGACGGCTCGGGAACGCGGTTCTCCTGGCCGACGACAACGACGAAAGGCGCGTCGTCATCACCGGCCGGCAGGATGTCCTGCAGGAAGCGCCCGAGCGTCTTGAAGACGTCGTCTTCCGTCGGCGCGAGCGTGAAGGTGGTCATTTGTAGAACAGCACGTTCAGCTTGGCGCCGCTGGTCTGCGAGATAACCCGCACCTTCGACAGTGTGCCGGTGTAGTCGACCGACACACCGACCGCGACCGGCTGGCCGACGGTGGCCGACGGCGCCGTGCCGTCATCGCGATAGCGGATGGCCTGCGCCTCCGGAATGAAGACCGCGCGCGTCGCGCTGGTCGGAAAGCCGGTGCAGGAAGACAGCAGCGTCGACGTGTCGATCGACGTCAGCTGACAGTACCCGAGCGGCGTGTAGCGAATGCCGACGTCGGCGCCGACAGGCGAGCTGACAAGCAGAAGGGCGATAACGCCAAGCAAAAGCCGTTTCATGTAAACCTCACGATGCGGGGAAGAGGGAAGGCAGGGCCTGCAGCACGCCGGCAAACTGGTCGGTCTTGGTGCCGTCGCCCAAGATGACCTGGCATTCGTGCTGGTAGAACGCGGCCTCGAGCTCGAGCGCGGCCTGGTCGGCCGGCGTCAGCGTGATGATGGCCTGGCCCGCGGTGCCGTCGCCAACAATCACGATGCCGTCGCCGACGGTGAGAGTGTCAACCACATTGCCGTCGAGCGCGAGGCGCCACTGCACCTGACAGCCGGTGATGGGGAGCACGTTGCCGCAGCTGTCGTGCGCGGTGAGCTCGATACGCCAAGTCTCGCCGACCCGGAATTCGATGTTAGCCGGTGCGGCCATTTCAAAACTCCGTATTCGGATTGATCGGCTCCGGAAAGCCGTCGATGTGCACGCCGGAGGCGCGGCCGTCAATGTAGACCGGCTCATCCGGCAGGCCCGCGATCGGCGCCTTGCCGCCGCGGCCGAAGATCTTGGTCCGGATAGGCGTAATCACGAAGCGCGCAATGATCGACACCACGCTTGCGGCCGTGATGCGCACCGTCTTCGTGATCGCCTTCGTCGGCTTCGACACTGTCGAGCGGCACGCGATAAAGACCCTCTTGGCAATGAAGCGGCCCATGAGCACCGACGTTGCCGAAACGATGTTGACCTTCTTCTGCGGCTGCTTGAACAGTGCGACCGTCGAGGCGCAGAGGATCGAGATCGAAACAAACTGGTTGCGCCCGATCGTCACCGCGGATGAGCAGGTGACGAAAACCTTGTGCGACGTCAGCTTCTGCAGCGCCACGTCGCCGTGGCAGGCAATGAACAGCTGGTGCGCCGTCGCCTTCCCGACAGAGACCGCACTGGCGCACGCGATCGAGATCGTTGCCGTCTTCGCGCGGGCGACCGAAACCACCGTCGCAGAGACGATGGCAACAAGCTTTCCGATCGAGCGGCTCGTAGAGACCGACGTCGCAGCCGTAATCGAGACGTTCTTCTGCGGCTGCCGGGCGAGCGTCACCGCCGAGGCGCAGGCGATGTCGATGTGGTGCCCGGTCTGCTTGATGAGGGCAACGATCGAGGAACAGGTGATTGCGATCGTTCGCGTCATGGAGCGCGAGATGGTGACTTGCGACGTCGACAGGATGTCGACCGTTTTGCCGATACCTTGCAGCGTGGTCACGACGCTGGCGCAGGTGACGTTCACCAGCTTGGAGGCGCTGCGCAGCATGGTTACGGCCGTCAGGCACGCAATCTCGATGTCCTTATTGGAGCGCGTCGAGATCGAAACCAGCGAGGCACAGTCGACGGCGATCGAGTGCTGCACCTGCTTCAGGACGGCAACAAGGCTGCTGCAGGTGATGGCCAGCTGCTTCGCAATGTCCTGCTTCGTCGTGACCGACGTCGCGGCAGTGATCGACACAAGCTTGCCGGCCAGCTGCTGCAGCGTGACGGCCGTCGCCGCGAGGATCTGCACGTTCTTCTGCGTCTGCGTCGTCAGCGTCGTAGCGCTGTCGCAGGTGATGTCGATCGTTATCGGCACGACGCCGGACTGCTCGTGCACGTCGACCAGGCTGGCGCAAGTGATCTCGATCAGCTTTTCGATTTGCTTCGAAAGCGTGACCGCGCTCGCCGCCGTGATGTTGATCGTCTGAACTGTCGTCTTGTTCGGCGTCACGGCGGAAGACGCCGTGATCGCCACGTTCTTCAGCGTCTGCCTCAACATGGTCAGCGCCGAAGCGCAGGTGACGGAAACCGTCTTTCCCGCACTCCGCGCCCCCGACACTGTCGAGGCGCAGGTGACAGCAACGTTCTTCAGGGTTTGGCGCAGCATCGACACCGACGACGTCGATGTGATCGACACGGTCTTTGACGTTCTCCTGGTCATCGACACGCTTGACGTCGACGTGATCGTAACCGTCTGATTTGTCGACGCCGTCGGCGTGTAGGTTACGACGATACGGCCTGCACCACCGTTGCCGCCAGCGCCGGGAGAGCCGGAGTTGGCCGAAGACCCGCCGCCGCCGCCGCCGCCGTAGGCACCACCCACGCCGCCCGTTGAACCGCCGCTCGCGCTCGATGCTCCTGCGCCACCACCACCGCCGCCGCCGCCGTTCGAACCGCCAGAGTAATCGACGCCCGCGCCGCCAGCGCCGCCTACGTTGGGACCAACAGAGCCGCCACCACCGCCGCCGCCGTTCGAGCCCGTACCACCGCCGCCCGAGCCACCGCCAGAGCCGCCCGAATTGTTGCCACCAACCGCGCCCGTGTCGGTCGTGGCATTGGCACCATTCGCGCCGCCACCATTGCCGCCGCCGCCGCCGCCGCCGTAGTTGCCGACCGTTTGGTTGCCGCCGTTCGCGCCCGTGCCGTTCGGTCCACCGGCCCCACCGCCACCCGAGCCCGCATAAGCACCGCCGTTGCCGCCGCCGTTGCCGCCGCTCTTGGCGTAGGTAGCGCCCGGATTGGTGGTCCCGCCGCCGGCGCCGCCGACGCATCCCGATGCGGCGCCGCCCGTGCCATTGCCGCCGTTGCCTTGCGCGCCCTTGGTGCCGGACTTGGCACCACACTTGATGCCCCCGCCGCCGATCGTCGTGGCCCCAAAGCACGTATCCCCCGGATTGTTGCCGGGGGTCGGCGCAGTCGGCACGCTGATCGCGAAGCTGGTGACAGACGGTCTGGCAACGACATTCGTTGCGAAGCAATAGGCGCCGCCGCCGCCACCTCGACCGCCAGCCTGCGCGATCGCAGCCACGGTGCCGCCCGGACCACCGGCGCCGACGCACTCGACTTTGGTAATCAGGCCGCAGTCGGACGGCACCGACCACGGCGACGAAGCGCCGGCAGCAATCGTAGCGACGGTCGCCAGCACGAATACTTCGCGCGTGCCGTCCTGCTTTTTGACCTTGACGGTGGCCTCGCGCGAGAAGCCGTAGTCGGTCTTTTTGAAGGTGTGGACTAGGGAGTAAGACGAGGCGCCGATGAACAGCACAGCGGCAGTGACGCGGAACGCCTTACGTCCGCGCCACTCCGGAGTGCGGAATCGGTCGCCCGCGTCACGCCACAACATCGGCTGCTTAGGTGAACTTGGTGTTGATCGTGAACTGGATGGAGTCTCCGCTCGACACGTTGATCGCCGAGAAGTCGCCGTACAGATCCATGTTGCCACCGGTCGGCGGCGAGCCGGAGCCGGCCGCATCAAACACGCCGACCTCCGTAATGGCAACGGGCCCGGCCGACAATTCGGTGATGGTGCCGACGTTGCGCATGGTGTCGTTGGTGACGGTGGTCGTCTGCTGAGTCGTGGTCGCGAGCGTGCGAGCCTCCGTCGTGCTGGTCGTGGTGACGACGTTTGCGGACGCCGCGGCGCCGGTGCCGGTGCCCCACTGCAGATACCAGTTCAGCGCGATAAGCGCGGTGGTGATGCGGGCGAGCCCGTTGTTTTGGACGCGAGCGGTCATCTTGGTCTCCTGTTGAGAAACAAAAAAAGCCGGAGCTCGAAAGAGCCCCGGCCGGGTTTGCGGATTCGCTTTGGCTTCAGCCGTTCAGCGCAGCCTGCTCTTTGGCGGAAAACTCCGCCATGATCTCGGCGTCGCTCTTGCCCTCGTTGGCACGCGCGGCCGCCATCGTTTCGCGTTCGGTTTTCTCGCGCTGCAGCTGCTCGGCGTAGGCGACGCCGGCCGGCGACTTCGGGTCGAGATCCAGCGCTGCCGGCCCGTTGGCCGCAAGAATGTGGTCGTCGAGCTCGACGGCGTCGGCCTTGGTCTCCTCGATCGAGAAATGCTTGCACGCGTCGGAAATGGCGATGCCGTTGCCGAGATGGCGCGCAGTGTCGCCCAGGTGGCCGGCAATCATCGACAGAAGGTCTTCCGCATTTGCGGCGGCAAGAACAAGGTCGGCCTTAAAGCGGAAGTTCGTCATGTCGTCGTTCTCCGGTTTTTTCGGGTGTAGTACCAATTCCAGAACGCGCCGTTGAGATAGGCCAGCGGCGCGAGCGTCATGTGGATGAAGACGTTGCGGTGGCCGTAGGAGACAAGCCGCTCCGGTTCGACCGTGCCGTCGGAGCGAATGACTTTCGCGCGGATCGATGTCGAGTGCGCTTTCTTGGCGTTGACGCCAGCGTCGGCGTTCTGGTTGAGCAGCGACGCGCGCGCGCGGTTGTTGAAGAGTTTCAGCATTTGAAGGCCTCGAAGTTATCGTTCTGCAGAGTGATCGCGAACGTATCCCAATTCGGCCATCGTTCAAGCATGTGCGTCACCAGCCATGTCGTGCCTTCGGGCAGCACGCCGGCTTCGAACACCAGAAGGTCGCCGCCCTTCTCCGCGACGCGGATGGCGGCCGCAACCTGCCGGTTGGCAAAAATCTTGCGGTGGACGCCCTGGATGTTGAGGCTGTCCATCTGCTTCAGGTCTTCGTCGTCCATCGCCTGCACCTGCACGGCGATCGGCGCCTTCGCGTAGGTAGGCTCGCGCTTGAAGCTGTCCGTCGTGGCGGATCCTGTAGAGCGCCAGTGCTCGCACACGACGTTCGGGTTGATCGCCGTCGTGACTGAGTTGGCGACGCGCCGAAGGTTCACCATCCGCGGAATCTCCTGCCTTCGGTCTTGCGGCGTTCGCGCGCGGTCTTCGCCGACGGTCGCGCGATCAGCGGCTTGATACCCATCTTCGCCCATTCGAGTGCGCGGTCGCCGAGCTCGACGTCGCCGGCGATAATCTTCGCGTTGTTCTCGATGACACCGAGCGCAAGGAGCCGATCGAGATCCGGATGCTTCGGGTCGACGTACAGCCGCAGCGGAAGACCAAGCGGCTCGCGTTTTTTGTTTTCGGCCTCGATCTTGTCGTTGAGCTCGACAATTTGCGAGATGATCGAACAGGCCAGCGTCGGCAGCGGGCTTTCACAAATCGCGCGCCTGGTCAGCGGCCCGCAGTCGTCGAGCGCGGCGATTTCGAGCTCCATCGGAATTGGCACCGGCGTCTGCGCCTGCGCCGGCACCGCCCTTGCGTTGTTGCCTCGCCGAACCCGGTACTTCTTGACCTGTTGCATCGACTTCCCTCCATGCGAGCGCCAGCTTTTACACCAGCGCCCGCGGGAAGGCGATGGGCTACTGCGGCGACAGGCAGGCCGTGACGACGAGGCCGGCGGTGTTTTGGATGGCCTGCGCGTAGTCGACGGCAAGGCGATCGCCGGCCGCAAGCGACGTGGCAGCGAACGTGCCGACCTGCACCGTGTTCGCGGTCAGCGCCAGGTCGAAGCCGGTGTTGGTGTTGTTGGTCAGGATGTCGGTTCCGGCACCGGGCGCGTCGGTGGCGGTGTCTTTCGTCACCTGCAGCTTGGAAGCGCCGCCGGCGGTGACAGAGAACACCGCGGAGATGCTGACGATGTTGTAGGCGCGCGTCGCAATGAAGAAGACGGCGTCGGTCGCCGCCGGCGTGCCGCTCGGCGCATAGGTCGCGCACGTCACGCCGTCGGGCGATTTGAACGACGTTGTCGCTTCCAGCACGAGGAACTTGCCGTTCTTCGGCGTGGTCTGACCGATCGCGGTGTTGTTGATATTCGCCGGCCCGCCGGTGGCGCGGTTCGGCGGCGTGAACGGGAAGGCAATCTGGCCGTTGCGATCGGTGAGGAAGATGGTGCTGGCGCTCTGCGCGCGCGCCGGCGTGGCGAGCAGCGCGAGCACCGTGCACAGCAGGAGCAATGCGCACAGCAGATCCAGCAAGCGGAAGCGCAGCACCATCGCGGGGTGCAGCTGCGGCGCCTCGAGCCGGCGGAAGTTGTCGAAGAAGGTCTTAAACATCGGTGTCGCTCCTGGTTAAGGTTTCGGTTTGACGGCTACTTTCGCAGCGCTCGCAAGGCTTGCGGCGCCCGGACCTGCGGCCGACAAGGTGACCTTGCCGCCCATGTTCACTTCCCACGCGACCGCGTTCAGCATGTCGCCGTGTTCGATCAGCGGCTTCTCGAATCCCTTGCGCTTGATCGTGGACTCCGCCAGCGGCGGCGCCCAAAGGTCGATAATGCTTTCCTTCAGCTGGCCCTTGATGCCCTCGCCGGCGCGTTCCAGCGTGAGCTTCACGTTGTAGTCGGTCTGCTTCAGGTTCAGCGCGAGCGCGGCCGGCCATTCCTTCGCCTTCGCCGCGATCATGTTGCGGAAGAACGGCCGCGGCGGCATTTTGCTCGTGCCGAATTCGAGACGGAAGGCGCGCAGGCCTAGATTGTCGCCGTTCGGCGCCGTGGCGTTTTCCAGCCAGCCGACTCGCAACGTGCCGGGCTGGTCAAGCTTCGCCGCCAGCTTCGCCAGATACTGCTGCAGCTTGTGGCCGCCCTTGATCGTTGCCATTGCGCCTCGCCTTCTTGCGCGCGTTGGAGGCGTGCGCGTTCGCGAGATTGCGCGCGCCTTCGGCATAGGCCTTGGCGCGGCGATTGAATTCGGTGTCGGCAGGGATCAGGCCAAGCCGGTGCAGGAGTTGCTGCAGGCCCGGGGCATGGGAACCGCGCATTGCCTGACCCCCGCCCCACGAACGAACCAACCCGGAACTCTCCGTTTGTTCCGGTGCCGTTCGGTTCCCGTTCACCCCAAACCGGGGTTAACCCCACTTGGCACAGGCCGGGGAGAGCCCCGGCCGGCGCCAAATGGTCGTTTCCCGGGCTTTAGGAGCCCGCCTGTTCGTCCGCGGGCTTCTCGGCGGCGTCGGTAGTGGCCTCGTCGTCGACCGTCTCCCCGAGCGTCAGGAGCACGTCGATCGCCTCCCGGTTCCGGGCCAGCCAATCGAGCATTTCGAGCACGGCCGGGTCAGCCAGCTTTTCGACCGCGTTCAACTTCGGCCCGATCGCGTCGAGCTGCTGCTGAATGCCGGTGACCGTCTCGGCGATTTCGTCGACGTGCTTCTTGACGTCGTCGACCAGGGCCGCGCCGGCGCCGGCGTCGTCGCCATCGAAGCGCGCGAGCGCGGCCTCGAGTCGTTCAAGCAGCCCGCCGTCGAACTTCGCGGCGAGCGCTTCCAGTTTGCGGAGAGCTCCGCCGTCGAACAGGCCCTCGAGTCTGTCCTTCAGCGTTTTGAGCTCCCGCATGCGTGCGTCGAGATCCATGGTTCTCCCCTCTCGTTTGGTGTTGCGTGTGCGGCTTACGCGTCAGCCGGCTTTTCTTCCTTCGCCTCAGTGTCGGGCGCCGGCGCGTCGACGCTCGACTCGTTGTCCGGTCGCTCGACGACGTTGTCTTTGCCCGGCTCGCCGTCGTGCTCGCCCTTCTCCTTCGGCTCCACAATCGTGATGGTGCCGTTCAGCAGCAGGTCGTTGCCTTCGTTCTCGTCGAGCCACGCGCTGAGAAAGCCCGCGTCGACCTGGTTGGAGCCGCCCTTCAGCTGCACCGTGTCCTGCTTCGGGTCGGGCATCTTGCCCATGGCGTCGCCGGTGTGGTGGTTCTTGTAGAGCCGCAGCTGCAGGCCGCTGGCGTGGTTGCAGATAACCGTGACGTTCTTGCGCTCATCGCTCATCGCGATCTCCTTCCTGGGAAAAGTCCGTAACCCCCGCCCAACGTCCCGTTGCCGATTCCTGTTCCGAACCGCGTCGGGCCCGGACGGTAATACGCGCGGCGGAAGTTGGCGGTCGCTTGCCAGAAGGCAGCGCCGTAAGGTGTCTGTGTGAACCATGCCGCGTTCGGGTTCTCCGGATAGTCGGTCGACACCGACACCGAACCTTCGCTGGCAGATGAGATGCGGCCGACCAGGCCGGGCGCCGAACCGCCGGCGATCGCGCCTTCGCCGTTCGGGCCGAACGTGAGCTGCAGCAGGTGTGCCGTCAGCATGTAGAGCAGCGTCGTTTGCACAGCGACGGCACGAATGGGACTCGTGCCGTCGTTGCGCAGGTAGATCGTGGCGATGTTGAATTGGGACTGCAATGTCGGCTCCGGCACCGCGCGGAAATTCGGGTACGTTTCGAGAAACGCACTCTGCGACCAAGCGGCGATCGCGCCGCCCGGTGCACCCGCACAGATGATCGGATTGATTGCCATTGCAGGCCCTCGCTATCAGGCTGCGGTTTTCGGCCGCGGCGTTTCGCTGTCGATCTCCACATCCGAGACGTTCGCGTTGTTCGACGTCTGAATGCGAGGATCCTTGTCCTGCGCGAGCGCCTCGCGGCCGGTGCGCAGGCCCACGTACTCGCGGGCATAAGCCATCGCGTCGGCTTCGGTGTCGAACGCGCGAATGAGGCCCATGGTGTAGGGCTCGAAATTCTTGTTCTGCTCGACCCACTCGCGCCAGAACTGCGAGGGAATGTCCTTCGTGATCGAGAAGCCGTCGATAATCGGATAGTTCGGAATGAGGCCGGGCCCGAGCAGCGTCGGCTTGATGCGATACTGCTGCGGCTGGCGCATCTGCACGACTTCCTTGTCCATGCCGCCGCCGAGCAGTCGACGCTGCTGCGTGACGGGCGCAAAGAGCTGCAGGTAGATTCCGCGTTCGATCCTGGAGACGACGAAGACGGTGGATTGCGCGGCGCCGGCAATCTTCTTCGACTGGTCGATGGTGGGTGCTGCGACAGCTGCTGCAGGGGCAGCGGTGTCGGTGGCGGTGGGAGTAGTCTTCTTCGCTGCCTTTCGGGCGGCAGCAGAGGCCTTCGCCTTCGCTGCTTTCTGCGCTTCTGTCAAAGCCATGTTCAGTTGTCCTTGTGGGGTGAGAAAAAACCCGGAGCAAACGCGGGCGCGATGCTCCGGGTAGTCACTGTGGCGTTGCCGGCGTCCAACCGGCGAGTCGCTATATCAGATGCCGATCATGCTGGCGATGGCAAAGGGCTGGCGGATAACGGCGCCGAGCGTGCCGCCTACCATCTTCTGCTTGTAGCTCGACATATCGGGGACCAGGCGGCCGGCGCGCATTTTCAGATTGTACGCGACGTAGCCCGTCTTCTGCTTGCGAACGTCCGTGCAGATCATCTGCGCGAAGTTGCCGCCGACCACGCCTTGCGGGTTGGTCGCCGACTGCTCGCCGTACTGAACAGCCGAAACGATCTTCAGGTTCGGAATGTTCTTCTTCAGCAGGTCCGACACGTTGACGTCGAAGCTATTGGTCGCGGTGATTGCGAACTCCGACGACGGCGACAGCGCCAGAACGAAATTCGACTTCAGGTTAATGTTGGCACCCGACTGATTGATGAGCTGGATGATCAACGACTGAATGTCGAGGAAGATTTCGTTCGGGGTAGCGGTGATGACGTTGTTCGTCACCCACTTGTTGTTGCCGTAGGCCTTCGGCGCCGGCGTGAGCGCCGCGGTCAGGTTCGGGTCGTTCAGGATGCCGTAGTTCTGCAGGCCCTGGATGCCGAAGAAGTACGACGTGTTCTGGTACTGATTGATGACCCACGCTGCAGCAGCGTTGAGCTCATTCAGCCAGTTGATCTTCGCTTCGCCCGCAACGTCGAGCTCGCGATCGCCGTACTGCAAGATGGTCTGGAACAGGAACGGCTGCCGGCTCGGGAAGTTGGTGTTCGCGTTCACCGAACCGTTGTTGCTGTAATCGCCATATGCCGACGTCTCGCCAGTGTGCTCGACGGTCGGGAACATGACGCTGTTCAGCGTCCAGTCACCCTTCTGCACTTCGTCGAAGATGCTGGTCGCCTCGAGCGGCGAGAACAGCACTTCGTACACTTCCGGGTCGATCATGGTGGTGAGCCACGCCGGGATACCGGTGTTCGCGACGGTCGTCAGACCAGGCTGCGCGTCCATCGCCATGCGAGCGAAGTCGGGGTCGCCGTCCATCGCCAGGGTGACGTTGTCGCCCCAACCGTCGGGAATGTACGATTTGACGTTCGGGAAGACGACGCCGAGGGTCTCGAAGCGGCGCTTGTCGGCGACGAATCGAGAGCGGGCAGCTTGAAAGTTCATGAGGAGAGCCTCTCTCTGTTAAAACGAAAAAGGCGCTCCCCGCGGGAAGGCGCCTTGGTGAAGACGAAACTGCTACCGTTCGGAATTGGACCGTCAGCGAGGCCCGAAGGCCTCACCGCATCACTTCACGCGCGCAATCTTGACCAGGTCGCCAGCGGCGCCGGCGCTCTTGCAGTACCACTCCGTCTCGATCGAGTCGGCCGACGTGATGGTGGTCGAGCCGACAACGGTGTTGACGTCGACGGCATACGTGCCGGCAGCACCGGGCGAACCGGTAATCTGCTGAGTGATCGTGGTCGTGACGCTGATGCCCGAACCGGTCACCGTCTCGCCGACGTTGTAGGCGCCGGTGACGGTGCCCGCGGTCATGATGCCGTAGGTACCGGTGATCGTGCCGGTGGCGACATTCTGGCCGGGGATGTTCAGCGCGTAACGGCCAATGCCGCCGAGCGATTCACCGGACTCGAGCGGCAGGAGCTGCTCGACCACCTTGCCGTGGCTGCCCGACAACGTGGTGCCCGGACGCACGACGCCGGAGTTGACGGTCGTCACATACATGACGTTGTCGACGATCGAGGCTTCGACACTGTTGGTCGCCGCCGCGATCGAGGCCGTCGAGCTGCCGCCCGAAGGCGTCGCACCCGCGGCCGCGAACAGCACGGCGCCATCCGAATAGCGCGCGAACGCCTTCATGCCGGGGAGAGCCTGCGCCGAAGCGTTGGCGTTCTCCACCCACATGCCGACGATCGAGAACAACTCGATCTGGAAGCCGGAGAGCAGGTACTCGACCGCCGCGCCGAGATAGGCGGTGATGAGGCCCTGCTGCGTGCGGTGCACGAGGCCCGCCGGCAAACCGGAGCCGAAGGTGTCGACAACGGCAGGAGCGCCGTCGCCGTCGGTCTGCTGGTACGAGAGCCAGCCGAAGCGACCGACGACTGCGCCCTGCACGAGCACGCCGTTGATAACGCCCTGACCGGCAACGAGCGCGCCAGGGCCGGCATCGACCGTGGAACGCGGATTGGCATCGCAGAAGTCGCCCGCGACTGCAGGCGATTGAATGGCCTGCACCTGAGACGGAAAGTCACCCATGGTTCAAATCCTCTTGGGTTGTTGGGGAGGGGTGGGTTTCCCCTCCCCCGATTGTCGGGGAAGGGATTGCTTCGTCAGCGCGCCGATCAGGCGTGCTTGCGAACTTTGGCAGCGTTCGGGAAACGCTCGTGGAACGGCTTCTCGCCGTCGGTGGCGCTGTCCTGCGCGAGCTCGGGCTGGTGACGCTTGACCGGCACCATGTTCCACATGGACTTCAGCACAGCGGCGTCGGTCTGCTTCGCGGCGTCGGTGTTGCCGACCATCTTGAAGGCCTGCTGATAGACGCCGGCGGCGCTGTCGAAGGCCATCTCGATTTCGCCGACGATCGGGCGAACGTGCTTGCGCGCGTCAGACACCGCGTTCATGTCGGCGATCGCGGTCTTGCGCGTCTGCTCGAGTCGCTTGGCGAAGGTGGCTTCGTCCATCGCAAACGGCTTCTTCTTGCCGCCCTTGCCGTCGTCGCCTTCTTCCTCCACGACTTCGTCCTTGTCCTTGGCGCCGCCACGAGCCAGGCGCGCAGCCATCTCGTCGGTCGGGCCGTCGGTCGCGCCGCCCTCGCCGCCTTCCTTCGCCATGCCGGGCATGCCGGCAATGACGTCGTCGGGCACGCCCTTCGACTTCAGGTAGGCCGCGATCGCCTCGCAGCTGCCGTCCATCACCGGCTCGTCGGGGTCGAGCTCGCCAGTGCCCGGGTCTTCCATGGCCGCCGGATCCGCAACGTCGGCGTCGGCAACGGTCTTGTCGCCTTCGACGGCCGTCATGAGCTGCTCGACGCCCTTCACGATTCCGCCAAGGTCGGCGTCCTGCGCGAGCTTGCCCTTCAGGCCCTTCTGCACGCCGGCGACGATCGTCGGGATTGCGGCCTTGAACTTGCCGGGCTTCACCGCAGTGAACAGCGGCGAGAAGTCGGGCAGCGCGGCGTCCTGCGCCAGCTTCAATTTGCTGGCGAGGAAGTGGCCGCGCAGCGCGCCAAGCGCCATGCCAGCGCGCAGGCTGGCAATCTTGGTGGTCTTCGTCGACATCGTAGTCTCCTTGTCTGGTTGCAGTGCTTCGTCACCCACGACGACGTCAGAGCCGGCGCGGCCTTTCTTCACGAGCGCGACATGGTTTCCGACCATGTTGCGCATCACTCCGTCGTAGGGTTCCCCCTCGTACACACCCGGCGTCATGTCAGCGTCGTAGCTGTAGGCGCTGGATAGTTCTTTCTGGTCGCCCGACTCGACGTGGTCGATGCCGTCGCGCGACCAAACAGCCAGGCTGTTCATGAGATACGGATGGACGTACTCGGCTTCCGAGCCGGTCGTGCCCACCGTGATATCGCCGTCGTGGTCGTCGGCCGTGTGCGGCACATGCTTCGACAGCAGCGGGATGTTGTGAAAGGTCTTAGCCGCCTTCTTGATTTCGTCGGGATGGCGCAGCAGCCGATAGACCTTGTTCGGGTCGAGGCCCAATTCCTTCGCGCGCGGGATCTCGCGGCCGTAGTACGGATTGATGCAGGCCTTCGTGATCGGCGAGCTCTTGACGTGCAGCCGCGCGAAGTCGTCGGTGCGACGCACGGACTCGCCGGCCTTGTCGAACGCGATCGTGATGATTTCGCCGCGGCGCTGCAGATCCACGCCTTCAGGCGCGCGATCGAACGCGAGCTGCGCGCCGCCAAGGCACACGAGCAGCAAATCGGCGACGTCGTCTTCAACAGCCATTGAGCGCTCCAAGAAAAAGCCCCGGAGCACGAAGCGCCGGGGCTGAGAGGTGGTTGCGGGTGATCTCAGAAATCTAGGAAGGCATCCGCCGACCAAACGTTTTTCTTTTGACCATTCCTTGTCGGCCTCAACCTCAATGCGATCGGACACATTGAGGCGAGAACGTAGTAGCATTTGTCGCCCGCAGCGTCGTAGACGCACACAACATCGGCTTCGTCGTTGCTCGACTGCTTCGCTTTACCATTGGCATTCGAGTGACGCATGCACCGAACGTCGATAACGCCTTTGGATGGGGTCCGATACTTTACTTGGACTCTGACAAATTTCCCGTTTCGATAGGCCACCAAATCAAACGGTGACGTCGCGCAGAACGGGATTGAGACGTCCCATCCTTTCAACATGAGATCGGCGATCGCTTTCGCGACCCCGATATTTCCCTTGGTGGCGGTATGGTGCATGTCACCCTACCCCGCGCGAACTTCGGGCTCGATATCGATTTCCTCAGTGAGGATGATCGCGCATTCGGTGCGGCCCAGCTTCTTCGCCACCGACCGCATCACGGTGTTCTTGATGTGCGTCGCGCCCTCGATCGTGCGGCAGCGGTGCTGCTTGGCGATCGCGCGCAGCGCCTCGTACATGAAGCGATAGACGCCCTGCCCGCGAAACTCCGGCACCACGAACGACATCTGCACCCACACCAGCGAGCGCGCCTCGTCGACGGTGAAAGCGATAATGCCGGCCGGCACCAGGTCGCGGTCCCGATCGACCTTCACCATCACGCACTGCCAGGCCTGCGAGATTTCCAATCGCGAGTCGGCGAGGCCTCGCGCCAGCAAATCCGCCTGCCCGGAGACGATCAGTACGACGGCTTCCGGAAACAGCGATACCGGGCCGGTGACTATGCGCGCCTTCACTCGAGTCTCCCCGGGCAAGGCAGCGACAGTCGCTTCAGGAATTGCTTTTCGGTTTCCTTCTCAGGCACCGGCTTGTTGCATTCCTTCAGCAGCCGCTGTTGGCGCGCGCGCTGCGCCGGCGTGTTCTTCGGCAACGGTGCGCCGATCTCCTGCGCCGGCACCGGAAGGTTGGCCGCGAGCTGCTCGCGCGTCAGGTCGTTGGGTTCGAAGCGCAGCTGCAGCTTCACCATCTCGCCCGGCCGCGCGCTGTTCTGTGCGACCGCGTAGCCATGAAAGTGCGTCGGGTCGCTCAAATAGACGATGGCGGTATCGGCGCCGGCCGCCAGGTCAACTCCCGTCGAAATGGCCGCCGGCGCCGGCATCGCAGCAGCACCGCCGGCGGCAACAGCCGCGGCGCCAGCTGCAACTCCGAAAAATCCTCGTCTCGATAGCATGGGCTTCCCTCCCTGATTGAAGGCGGGAAGCTATAGCTTATTCGTCATCGCGAAACCAGCCCGGCGGAATGTCCTTCAGCGGCACCTTCTGCCCCTTGTAGGCGTGCGGGCTGTCACCGCAATAGTCGATCATGCCGTCTCGCACGAAGTAGTGGCACAACGTCCGCTCGCCGTTGTTCGGCAGCTTGACGTCGTTTTCGTCGTAGTTGGAGAACACGCGCACGCTCGGCTCAAAGGTAGGCCGCTCCATGCTGCCGTTGAACGTCCACCGCGGCGAGGGCTTCGTGTCCTGCGGCTGCTCATTCACCCAAACGCCGTGCAGCTCGTCGCAGGCTTGGCACCAATGATAGATGGCCGAATACGTGACGCCGTTCGCGTTCACGCGCCGGCGCGCGAGCAATGCCATCTCGTTAATCCGCTTAACTGAAGGAGCGACCCGGCCGCGTTGCCGCTGCAGCCGGGTCTTTTTTGCACGCGCCAGTCGGCAACCGCGCTCGGGTATGCTTTGCCACCATCTGCGCGGCGCGCTGCTTGGTGACACCAAGGCGCTCCCCGATTTGGTGAAGTTTCAGTTTTTCTTGCCGCAGTCGGTAGGCATGCTCATCGCGAGCCGCGCTGCGATCTTCAAACCAACGCCGCTCGGCAGCGCTCATGTCGAGCGGCCAACTCACTCCGTCGACCGAATGAAGTGCCGCTTCACCATCGACGGCTTGCCTTCGGCGTGGATCCTTTGCCCTTCGTCGGACTCGAGCGGCACCAGGCGATCGCCGGTGGAGATCATCATCACGTCCATGATCGAGGGAACGTGCGGCACCCGCTCGATCGGCCCGGCAGGCACCGTGACGACCACCCCGCGCGGAATACGAAAGGCCGGAATCGAATCCGTCGGCGTGGCCGCCACAACGCCCGCGGCTGCAGGAGGGAGGGAGACACCCAAAGCCGCAAGCCCGAAAAGCCCCAAAAACTCCCGTCGACCGATCATGTTGCCTTGTCCTTGTCCCACGGCGTCGGTGGAAGGCTCGGGGAAGGCCGTTTCCGGGCCTTCAGGGCCCCGCCTATGCCGTATTTGTTGGTGGCCTCTGTCATGCCCCGGCGGATCAGCGAGACGTTCCTGTTCCGGTTGGCGCCCGCGCCAGCCTGCCACTTCGGCCCGCCGAAAGCTCCTTTGCGCATCACGAGCGGTTTCTCCAGCTAGCAAGACCAGCCTGCCTTTTCTGCTCGCTGTATTCCGGTGTCCCGCGCCCTTTGTGCGCGATGGCGGTCATGCGCAGCTGCAGAGCCCTTCGACCTGCCCGTGTTTGCTTCAGTTTCTCAAACCGAAGTTTTTGCGCGATCTTAGCTGAAGCACTTTGCTTGGCTCGGGTGTCGTCAGTCCGCTTCTGACCTGTACGCGCTGCAGCCATCTTCGCGATCGTTTCCGGCGACATCTTCCGACCTGTTGCCTTCGCCGCGATCTTCGCGCGCGTAGCTGCCGAATGACGGCGTCCTGCCGCGCCGTCGCCGCCGTCAGTGTAGTTTGCAAGGTCGACGCCCTCTGCTCGACGCTGTCGAATGCGTTCGACTTCGGCCTTCAGTGCGCCCTCGGAATCCAAGTCGATTAAGACAATCCGGACTTCGGGCTGCAGGCCGGCCCGCTTCAGCTTGGCAACAATTTTGCCGTAACGATCGTTGCGCGCTTCGAAGCTGCGCGCACGGCGCATCTTTCCCTTGCCTACGTAGAAGCAAGCATTCGTGTCAGGGCGCCAGTGCTCGTAAACAACGTAGGTCATGAGAATCCAGGGACCACGGTGATGCTGCTACATTTGCAGTTTATCAACTCTCCCGGAAAAATGTAACGCCGCACCTTCGGGTCGGGGTCGTACCAGCCTTTCGCGTGGTCGTACAGTTTGCCGTCGTTCGCAAGGTGCGTCGGCCGCGGCTCCTTGCCGGCGTGCGAGTGGCGCCACTTCGACTTCGTCAGCCCGAGCTCCAACTTGCGCGCGCGGTCCATCGCACCGGTGGCGAGGTTGTTCTGCGTGCGAGCGATCAGCGCCGCGCGCTTCTTCGTCACGCCGTACTGCGCCTGCAGCTGCTTCGCCAGCGGGCCCATGTCGCGGCCGGCCTGGATCGAGCGCATGACGTGCCCCTGCACGCCCTTCAGGTACTGCTCCGGAATCGATTTGATGAGCCCGACGTTCTGCTCGATCGTGGCTTTGAGCACGTCGCGCATGCCCGGCGTCATGCGAAAGCGCACCGTCCAGTTGGCTTCGCGCAGGATGGCCTTCAGGTTGGCGTCGTTGCGCTTCAGCGCTTCCTCGGCGAAGTACTTCGCGAGAATCGGCGCGGCCTCGTTCCACTTCTTCTGCCAGCGCTTCACGAGCTCGGCGATCGTCTGCTTCAGCGCGTTCGCCGGCAGCACGTCGTCCATCGCCATCGTGGCCGGCTCGTTGGCCTTGTACTTGCGATCAATCCAGTACTCGACGCTGTCGGCCATTTCGTCGAGCAGCTTTTGCAGCTTCTTCTGGTAGGCAGCCTGCACGCCGGCGGATGGCCAGTTGGGTTTGAGCTCCACAAGCTTCGTGCGCCGAAACCCCGTCGTCTCAATCGCCCGGAAGCTTGTCGCTAGCATGTGTCAGCCTGTCGATCGAGGGAGGCGCTGCGCGTTGCGTGCGGCCGCCGTGGCCCAAGACAATGCGGCGAATTCTAACCGGTCTTCGGCGGAAAGGTCGCGGCAGAGTCGCCGCCACCCTCCCCCGATTTGTCGTTTCCCTCTTTGAGCTCCTCGTCGCTGCGCGAGTTGCTCTTGACGCCGATCGCGTCGGCAATCTTCTCCATGGCCGCAACACCGGCTTCGATGTTGTCTTGGATCTTGTGCTGCGCGTTGATCGCCTGCCGCGCGCGCTCTTTGCCGGCCTTGCGACGGGCCTGCAGCGCGTCGGCATCGGCGTCGAGCTCCTTCAGGTCGGCCTCGACATCTTCGGCCAGTTGCATGAATTTTCGCATGACAGCTTCCCTCGTCGGCGGCAGCGGCCGCTTATGTTTCTCGATCGACCGCGACAGGTGCAGGTCGAGCAGCTTCGACAGTTGCAGCGGCATCGAGCTCATGAAGCACCGCCACTGCGAACGCGGTTTCGAACAGCTTGATCGCCTGCTTTGCGAACCGGCGCCGGCGCGCGCGCTTGCGTTCGCCTTCCAGCTTCTTCGCCTTGCGCGCGTCGAGCTCCTGCTGCGACGGCGAGCCGGGCAGCAGCACGCGCTTCCGCGGCCGCGCGCGCCAATCGTCAGATGATGTGCGGCCGCGCCAGGCTGCGCTGCTGTGGCGATCGCGCGTCGAGCTGTAACCCTTACTCATCCGCCGGCGCGTCCGGTTCGATCGTGTCGGGGTCGACTTCGTTGCCGTCGGCGTCGAACACCTTCGGCTTGAAGGGCGGTGCGTCTTCCTCGACGTAGTTCAGCCCGCCGTCAGGCCCGGCGCCGATCGGCGTGTCCCAACTCTTGACCATGCCGCCAATGCGATCGGCGACGTCGTCGGTCTTCTTCGGCTCTTTCGCCATCCGTCACAGCTCCCGCAGCGTGATGTGCGTGCCCTGCACGCTCTCGACGTAGAAGCGCGTTCCGGACTTGAACAGCACTTCGGCTTCGCCGGGGTGCGACGATAGTTTCTGAATGTCCCGCCCCGTTTTGCCGTGGATCGTATACTGCACGTCGCCGTGCCATGTCCCCTTGTTTTTGCTGCTGCTCGTAAAGCCGCGTTCCTCCACGACTTTTCCGGGCTGGTACATCTTCAGGTCGACCGCGCCGCTCGGCGCCTTGCGATAAGTCGTGCCTTCGTATGCCGGCAGCTTGTCGAGTCCCGCGTTCAGCGACTTCAGGAATTTGTACTGCGCGACCGACATCGAGCCGCTTCGGATTTCGCTGTTCAGCTGCGCGTAGTGCGAACCGCTGTAGGCGACGATCGGCACGGCTTCGTGCGCGCTCATCTTGCCTTTGAGGCCGGCCGCATTCACTTTCTTCTGCGCGTGCGCCAGGTAGTTATCGGAAGCCTTGCCGCCGCCGAACAGCGCCTCCATCGCCTCGTGGTGCAGCTTCAGCTCGGGGTCTTTGGCGAAGGCCTCGGCGAGCTCCTTTTCCTCGGCCTCCTTCTTTTGCTTTTGCTCCCACGCGGCCTTTTCCTGCTCGGCTTTCAGGATCTCCGCCTTCTGCTTGTTTTCCTCGACAGCCAGCTTGCCGATGTCCTCCGACAGCTTCTTGTAGTCGGCGACCTTCTGGTTGAGCTGGTCGTTCGGCAGGTTCTCCTTGCCGGCCCACTGGTCGTTGAATTCCTTCAGCAGGTCGTTTGCTTTTTTCTTGTACGTCTCCGTCTCCGGCTTCGCATTGGCCTTGACGTACTCCATCTTCAGCGCGACGCCCTTCTTGGCCTTCTCCTTGTCGGCCTGCGAGGCCTCGGGCGCCGGCGGCTTCGGCTTCGACTTGTTGAACAGGCCCGGTGCAGCGGCTTCCAGCTTCGTCACCTGCGACGGCTTGGCGTGCTTCAGGTACTCGTCGACGAATTCCGGATATGCCTTGAACAGTGCCGTAATGACGTCTTTCGGGTTGTCGCCCTTGGCTGCTTCCGCGACGGCGCCGAGCCATTGCGGATATGTCGCAGGCGCTTCGCCGGCAGCGGGCTTTTCAAGATTGTTGAGCACAGCCTGGTCGGGCTTCTTCGGCGCACCCTCCGCCGGCGGCTTTTCGGCGGACTGCTGCTTGTCCTGTTCTTTGTTGATCGCTTCGGCTTTCTTCAGCGTCTCGCCGAGCGGCGTGCCTTCGATGGCCGACGGAGGCTCAGAAGGGGCGGCCTTCTTCGCCGCCTTCTTCGCGGCCTGCGCCGCCTTGAATTCGGCGAGCTCGGCGTCGGTCATCTTGATGCCGAAATACTTGCCGTCCTTTTTCTCAAGCTTCATGCCGAGATTGGCAGCCTGCGCCGGCATCGAGACCGACGGCCAGCCCATTGCCGCCATCAGCTCCTTCGGCGTAGTGCCCTTTTCGAGCATGTAGCCGATTTGCTCCTTCTTCGACTTGAACACCGGCACATCGCCGGCGTCCTTATCGGCTTCGGCTTCTTCGCCTTCCTTGCCACCGCTCGCCCCCGTCGTTGCGAATTTGCCGCCGGCATCGCGCTTGTGCTTGCTTTCGTCGAACTTGCCTTCGTCAAAGGCGAACACGTCGGGCGCGACTTCTGTCGGGTCGGGATCGAGATAGGCAAGTGCGGCGTCGAGCGCCATTTTCTGACCGTCAATCACGACAGAGCGAATCTTGTCGGCGCCGTCACCATCCCAACCGAACTTCACAGGCCGGTCTTCTTCGTCGTAGGCCTCGATCGTGCGCGACGCGCCGATTGCACCAAGCCGGCGCAGGTGCGCGAGTAGTTTGACCCACGGGAAATCGCCGTCGGCCCGGATGATTACTTCGTGCTCACCGTCAGCGGTGCCGTCGGTCGCGAGATCGAGCGTATCGCCCGGGTCTTCTTCGTTGTCGATGCGCTCCTGGTCGTCGACGTCGCTGCCGTCGTCTCCATCGTCGAGGTTGGCGCCGACAGCGTCGAGCGCGGCCTTCATGAGCGCTTCGTCGTCGTGCACGGCATCCTGCGCAAGCTTCAGGTCGTAGCGCTGCGCAATGTCCTTCTTGCGCGCGATCAGCGTGTCAGCAAGCTTTTCGTCGCCGGCAGCTTCGCGGATGGCGCTGTCCGGAATTGACGTGACGCGCTCGGCACTGGCGCGCATGTCCGCGTCGCTCATCTTGCCGTACAGGCGAGCCGCGTCGGGAGACATTTTCGGGTCGCGCATGGTCTCGATCTCGGAGACCTTGTGGCCGAACGCCTTGCCCTTCTCGCCGCCCTGCGCGCGGTACCGGAGCGAGCCGCCGACATCGAGCGTCACGGGCTTGCCGTTCTTCACACCCTGGTTGTCGCCGCCGGTGCCGGCAGCATCCCAATTCGACAGCCACGCGTGCACCATGAAGTCTTTCGCGGCTTCGGCCTTTTCTTCGGTCGACATCTTCGAAATGTTGCTCTTGTCGAGCTTGTCCCATTTGGTCGCGACATGGTCGGGCCCGACGTCGACGTAGTCGAGCGTCTGCACACCGGCCAGCTGATACAATCTTGCGGCAGCCTTCTCGTTGGCGACATGGTCTTTCGTTTTGGGCTTCTTGACGTAGTACTTGTTGCCCTCGGCATCCTCGTACTGGCCGCCCTCGTTGCTGCCCAGCTTGCCGCCGACCTTCTTCAGGTCGTCGGTCTGCGCGCTGGTCTTCTTCGGCTTCGCATCCTGCGGCTTGCTCTTGCTGCTGCCGCCACCGGGCCCGAACTGGCCGGCGTTGCCGGGCTGGCCGCGCGGATGGTCCGCTTCGTTCCACTCGTCGTTGGCGATCGGCTTGTCAGCTTCGGAGCCGGAGCTGCCGCCACCGTCGCCGCCGTCATCACCGCCACCGCCGAACGGATCGTCGCCGCCCTCGTCGCCCATGTCCTGCTGCGGCGGTTCGGGTACGTCGGCCGGGTCGATTTCCTGGTACGCGGACTGCGGGTCGTTGGCGACACGCACGCGCGCTTCCGCCGGCGTGATGATGCCCTTGTCGATCAGCATGCCGTCGGTCTCGGCCTCGACCTTCTGCGTCTCGGCGAGCTCCTTGTCGGTCATCGACCAGAGCGGCTCAAACGAGAACGTGATTTCCTCGTCGATTTCGCCCCACAGCGACAGCATGATGAAGTTGATAACCGTCTGCAGGTTGTCGCGGAAGAAGCGCTCCTGCTCGGCCTGAATGGTGTCGTAGAACGCGCGCAGCTCGCCTTCGCTCGACGCATTCAGCCCCTTCGGCGTGATGCCGAGCAGCACGATCAGCGGAATGCCGGAGACGCTCGACATCTGCTCTTGGCTCTGCGCCTGCAGCGCATCGAGCGTGCCGAGCGGCGTCGAGACGTTGAAGAATTCTTCGGTCTCTTTGTCGAGCACGAAGGCGCCGGCGTTGGAGCGCATGATATTGAACATATCGATGCGCTTCATGGCCTCGGCGTTGCCTTCTTCGAGCACGCCGGAGAGGTTCGTGTAGACGCCGCTGACGCTGAAGCTTTCGATCAGGTCGCATACCGCTTGACGCGTGCGCAGCCAGTTGTCGACGTACGGCTTGGCCATCTGCGACATTGACAGGCCGCCGAACGCGTAAGCCGGCTTGAGAATGTCGGGCACTTCGCGACCAACGAAGCGCAGCAGTCGCGAGCGGTGAACGGTGACGCCGTTCACGTACCACATTTCCGGGTTGTACCAATCCGGCTTCAGCGGATCGAGCGAGTTGTACTGCGCCGGGTAGCACCACATCGGCTCGATCGGCCGGAACGCTTTCACGCGCCGGCGCTTGTTGACCTTGCCCTTCGACGTCGCTGTGCGGCCGTTGCCGATCGGCGTCACGAGCTCGTCGCGGCCTTCACGGGTCGCGCTGTCTACACCCATGTCGACGTACAGGTGATAACGGCCAAACCAGCCGTCGCCCTCGGCGATCGTGTAGAAGCAATCCTTGACGCGCAGCCGGCGCATCTCGTCTTCCAGCTCCTTGATGCGCTTGCTCTTGTCGAGCGCCTTTTTGCGCTTCACGGAATCGGCGACGCGCGCCTTGTCGGCCTCGGCTTGGTCGACTTCGGTCGTCTCGGCAGCTTCCGCCGGATCTGCAGGCACACCCATCGCGCCGGCGGGAGTGCCGGGCTCTTTCTCGGGACCGGGCGCCTCGAATTCGTCGGCCACGGTGACGGTGTGGAATTTGATCCACTTGCGCGTCATCTCGGAGGCGAGGCGCTCGGAGATACGGCGATACTCGGCGCGCTGCGTGAGTGCGGCGAGGTACGAATAGCCAAGGAAGCCGATGCCCTCGGCAAACGACACGTTCAGCGCGTCGCCGGCCCAGGCTCCGACGGCGCCCACCTGACCAGGCACCAGGCCCTCGGCGTAGTCCATCGCCATCTTCGCGTTGCCGCCGCCGGCTTCAAGCACCTTCGCCGCGGTCATGCCGGGGGGCAGCACGCCCTTCGGCGGTTCCCAAGGCGTGAACATGGTCGAGCTCTGCAGGTCGACAGCTCCGGACGTGCGCTTGCGGTTCCCCGCCGGCTTCAGGTTCCGGGCAGCCGCCAGCATGGCGTTGTCGATCTTCAGCGCGCGCTTGCCGTCGGCCGGCGCTGCAACGGCTGCAGGAGCGGCTGCGGCGGCCGCTGGTGCGGGTTTCGCCGGCACCGGCACCTTCGGCGCCACCGGCACGCGAGCGGCTTCCTTGGCCTCCCGAATGCTGGTCACGCGCTTGCCGCCGACGAAGTGCCGCATGACGCCCTCGGCGATCGCGCTGCGCCGGTCGTCGCGGGACCGGGAACCGTAACGGTTGACCGTCATCGGCGCGGCTTCTTCAGCCGGCGCGCTGCAAGCAGCACGTCGTCGGAAATCTTCATGGGTCCGCGCTCCGCTTTGGCGTACAGCATCATGACGGCGTCGGCCAGGTTCGGCGATTTCGTGCCATCGGGCTTCTTGTTGACCAGCAGCTTGCCGATCGAGCTCTGTTCGAACGTCGGCTGCGACAGCTCAGTGATAAGGCGCGTACAGTAAGGCAGCGTGGCCGGGATCGAGATAATCTCGTCGGCGTCGCAGGCCTTGCCCTTCGTCACCCAATCGAACGTCTTCTTGAAGCGACGGCGCAGCGCCCACCATGCCTGCGCCTTGCCGTTCTGGAAGAAATCCTTGTTCTTGCGCCCCTTCACGTCTTCGCGCTCGGGGTCGTACACCGCTCCACTGCCGCGGAAGGCGATGGTGCCGAACTGCGGCAGCCCTTCGTCCTTGCGCGCATTGTTCAGCACGCGCGCGTCGCCTCGCACGCCGGCGCCCAAGCCATCGGCGTCGTACTTGAACTTTTCGAGCTCGTAGCGATCGCACACGCCGAACACGCGCTCGACACTGTCGAAGATATCGGCGCCGGCGCCGCTCCACTCCTCGATGTGCTCGAGCACGACACCGCGCGCGATGGCGAATGCGTTCTTGTCCTTGCCTTCGTCGGCGACGTCGAACGCTGCAAGGCGATCGCCGCTCGGGTCGATGCCAAGCTTCTTGTGCGCGTCGACAGCAGCCCGCACCCATTCGGCCGGAATGATAACGCCCTCGACGGACGCCGAGTAGTTGATGTCGATTTCCTGCGCGACAACCACGGGGTCGTCGAGATCGTCCACCTGCTTTTGGTACCACGCCTCGTCTTTGCGCGGGTCATCGCGCCAGTGCAGCGTGTAAACCTCGATCTTGCCGGCCATGCGGCGATCGTAGAACGAACCGGTGGTGCCGTTCGGCGTCGAGATGTCGATGCGGCAGTTGGTCGTTTGCGACAGCGCGAAGTCGACCAGCTTCGGCTTCGGCAAATGCGAGCTCTCGTCGACGAAGTAGATGCCCTTGCGGTCGCCGCGGCCGATGTTGTCGCCGCTCTGCCCCGTCATGGTCGAGCCATTCGGGAACAGGATGCGCATGTGCGGCGCGTGGCGATCGCGGTGCCAGCCGCCCTTGAACTCGCGCGGCAGCTCCTCAATGAAGATGCGCGCTTTCCAGAACAGCGACTTCGGCTCGCCGATCTTGTCGACGTAGTCTTCCGTCACCGAGCCGTAGCCGACGTTCATGCCCGGATAGAAAATGCAGAGCGTGGCGCCCATCGCCACCGCCAGCCACGACAGCCCGCCGTCGCGCGACTTCTCAGCCAGGCCCGGCTCGCGATTGCGCCACTTGCGGAAGATGTACTTGCAGAACTCGATTTGCTTCGGGAACATGACGAAAGGCATCATTGCCTCGCGCCCGACTTCCAGATTGCGCGGGTCGACGGTGACGCCCCAATCCTGAATGAAGTCCCACGGGTTCTCGCGGTACCAGCCGGCGAGCGCTTCCAGATACGCGGTGCGCTCTGCCTCGGGCATCGAGCGGATAGCGTGCAGGCGCTCGGCGCGCTGGCGCCAGATCAGCGCGTAGTGCGGCTCCGGATCCTTCCAATCGAAGGCCGGCAGTGCGCTCGACCTAGCCATCTCCGCGCTTCAGTCGATCGAGCACGTCGCCAATCGTCTCGTCGTTGCGCGTTTCAAGGCAGTCTTCGCAGTGCTTTGCCTTGCGTCGAGTGATGTTGCGCTTGCAGCCGCGGCCTTCACCGCGACAGGCCCAACCATGCGGCACGCCGTCGATCACTTCCATGATGAGCGTGAGATGCGGAATGTCAGCCATGGCTCACCAGCAATTCACGATGTTCTTTAGCCGGCGAGTGCAGCAATGCTCCGTCGGCGGCATGCCGCGCGTCGGATCTTGAACATGATCGAGACAGCACGCGACGTTGCCGAGTGCGACAGCCACGATGATGGCGCGATCGACAGGGTGCACCAGGTCCGTCTCGTTGCCGACGACAGACAGCAGCTTCTCCGTCAGCGCGTCGATTTCGGCGCGATAGACGGTCAGGTGCTTAGACATGGATCAGCTGCCAGCTCACGGCCAGCGCGATCGCCAGCACGATGGCGCTGGCGGTCAACCGCACGGGCCAGGATATCGGGCGAACGACGCGCGCCATAGACTTCAGTCTCGGAGGATGGAGATCGAAACTCCCACGCCGGCGCCGGTGTATTCGCATTCGCCCTCAAAGGCGCCATGCGACCAGCCGAGCGAACCGTGCATGCTGATGTGGAAATGCTCGCCCTCCTGCAGGCGGCGCACCAGCGCGAGATAGACCGCAACGACAGCCAATGCCGGGCCGCGGTCGTCCTTGTGGTTCGGCTGCGACTGCTGCAGCTCGTCGAACTTGCCGCCGATCTGTCCGAGCGCGTCGGCGGCCGACTTCGCGGTGAAGGTGAACGAATACGACATGCGAGCAGCTCCTACGCTGGTTCGAGGATTGCCGACAGCACCGTCACCGGCGCGTTCGGCGGATTGATCGGCAGTGGGGTCGGCACCTGCGCAACGCGCCAGCCGAGCATGTCGGCCAGCTTCGCTGCCGAGATGTTGCCGAGACCATGCTCCGGCGTGTTCACCCACATAACCTGAATTGCGTCGCGGTCGGTCGCAACGAGATAGTAGACGCCGGGCGGCGACGTCGTCAGCACTTCGCCGTGCTCCGGCCGGCGCAGGCCTGCGAGCTCGACCTTCGCCACCGCGACTTCCAACCGCTCGCCCATCGCGCTCACCCCTTCGCTCGCTTCTTCGGCGCCGGCAGCTTCGTCACCGATGCCGTCGGCGTCAACTCGATCAGCGTCGAGCTATCCCGCAGCATGCGATATGCCTCCGCCGGCGACACGCGCTCGGCCGTCGGGTTCTCCGGCACCGTGTTGCCGATCGGCGCTTCCTGGTGGAACGTCACCGACTTGAACTTCGATGATTGGTACGGAGCCAGGTCGCCCGCGGCCTCGCGCGTGATCTTCAGCCACTCCTTGAACTCGCCGACGTTCGGATCCCGGCCGGCCACCTGCACTTCGTTCGGCGCAAGCGGCTGGTGCTTCGCCATCATGCCGTAGGCAACGTGCATGACGTCGTTCAGCACTTCGACAGCCAGCTTGTGCCCCTTCGAGTCGCGCTGGCGCGCTTGTTCCAGCTGCTGCTTTGCCGCCGTCAGCTCCGCCTCGATCGTCGCGCGGTCCCTGGTCCCAGGCTTCTTGCCTGCACCTGGTCGAGCTCCCCCGCGTCCCATCGAAACCTCGCCTCTGAACTTTTCACAATTTCAATCGCTCGACCGGCGCGGCCGGCCGCATGGCATGGCGCTCGACAGCGGAGCCGCGCTGCTCGAACGGCACGCGCTTGACCGGCTTCGACAGGAAGCCATAGAGGCCGACGCATGCGGCGAGGAACAGGAAGGCGAGGCCCGTCAGGAAGGCGATTGCGCAGGCCTTGGCGAGCCTGCCCATGCGGTCTTCGGCGGTTGGTTGCGTCATGGTGGTCCTCCGGGGCTCCGCCCCCGGAGCCCGCCCCTAGCCCCGTTAACGGGGTGTTTACCTTCTCACCGTAGGTTTGTGTCGGTGGACGACTTTTTGCGGTCGGTCGCGAAAGTCGTCCACTGGCCCAAAAAAGGATGAAACCCCAATGCCCTACGAGTGGACTAGAAAGCGCTGCCTATGCGGTGCGCCTGCCCTGCCCTGCGGCTGCTGCCACGCCGGTGGGGTCTGCCTCGACCACCGCCCGGATGGCGAGCTCCGCGGCGCTGCGCGCCACGTCCTCACCTGTAGCAGTCCCTTCAAGCTTGCCGTCGACGAACAGCTGCCATTGGCCGGTCGGCATGTTGCCCTCGCCGAGCACCTGCCGCACGTAGAGCTCGACGCCGGCGACGGATAGATAGCCGCCGCGGGCCCGGCCGTGGGTGACCTGCCACTGCGCCATGAAAAAAGGCCCTTGCGTTTTCTACTAAACTGTGGGTATAGTGATTTGCAGTTGAGCCGGACGGTTCAACGCTTCGAAACCCCGGAGGGGTCCATGGACACAATCGACAACCTCATGATCCTAGTCGGCGGCCTGCTTGGCCTCGTCGCTCTAGCGGCTGTCATCGTACTCTGAAAGGAATCGCAGTGAGCAACTACAAACAGCTCGCCACCGTGCTCGGCAACATCCCCCGCCGCGACGGCCGCGCGGCGATCGACCTTACCAACAAGCGCGTCGATACGCTGATTGAAGCGCTCGTCATTGCCGACAGCGGCGTGGTGCACGCCTTGGAAGAACTGCTGCAGTACACCGGCGGATGGGATTTGAAAGACCCCAATCACCCGATCGTCAAGGCCATCAAGGTCCGCGAGACCCTGAAGCGCGCAGGAGTGCAGCTGTGATTGTGAAACCCTGGAAAATCCTCGTCGGCTGCGAATACTCCGGCATCGTGCGCCGTGCGCTTGCGGCGCGCGGTCACGACGTTTGGTCTGTGGATCTCCTGCCCTCGCTCGACGGAAGCAACCGCCATATCATCGGCGACGTGCGCGACTATCTCGACGAAGGTTGGGACTTCCTCGCCGTGTTTCACCCGCCTTGCACCCGACTTTGCAACAGCGGCGTGCGCTGGCTGCATGAACCGCCCGGCCAGCTCGGCAGCCAGTACCCGGAGCACATCCGCATTGCCTACCGCGGATGGTCCCGCAAGCAGCGCCTCGACTTCATGTGGCACGAGCTGGAAGTCGGTGCCGACCTGTTCTCGAAATGCTGGAATGCTCCGGTGCCGCGCGTGTGCGCTGAAAACCCGATCATGCACGAGCACGCCCGCAAGCTGATTGCGAACTACGAAGCCCCGCAATTCATTCAGCCGTGGCACCATGGCGAGCCGCAATTCAAGGCGACAGGCCTGCACATCCGCGGCCTGAAGAAGCTGCTGCCGTCGAACATTCTCGTGCCGCCAAAGCCGGGCACGAAGCTTCACAAGGAATGGTCGAAGGTGCACCGCGCAGCGCGCAGTGCCGATCGCTGGAAGGTGCGCAGCGAATTCTTCCCCGGCGTCGCAACCGCGATGGCGGAGCAATGGACACCAGATTGTAGAGAGGCAGCATGATTAGCCACCACCGTTTCACGAAGCAGCCCGACCTTTCGGAGTGCAGCCGCGATTACCTTGAAGCGCTCGTCGAGCGACTCGAGTCCGACCAGGCTGCCGGCATCGCCATCAACCAGGCTGTGCTCGAGCAAGCCAGGCTCGCCATCACGACGGCGCCGGCGACGTTCCTCCTGCACGGGGTCGACTGACATGGTCGACCACGTATGGCGAGCTCACCCGAACAACAAATCCTATCTGGTGCTGCAGGGCTCTAGGAACGCGCTGGTGCGCACGATCGCGCTGCCGAGCGGTCGGTACCTTTGGCAGTTTCGCAACGTCAGTGGCGCCGCTAACACGCTGCGCGGCGCCCTCGATTGCGTGGAAGCCGGCGCGGAATTCTTCGAGGTTTTCCGCCGCAATCCATGGGGTTAGAACTTTTTGCAGCATTTGCTGCATTTCCCTCTTGCATCGTCCGGCGGGTTACTATACTGTGGGTTTAGTCAAACGGAAGGGAAGCCCGATGACAGCCACGATCAAGATTGACCGCACCACCCCGCTATCTGTGCTGAAGGCGCTCGCCATGTCCTTCGCCCGCGACATTGATCGCGGCGAGGAGATCGAGGCCAACCGCAACGAATTGGAGCGCGTGTTCGCGCTCATCCCCACCGCACCGAAAGGCCGCTTCGCATGAAAGCCCAACGCAAACCTGCCGAGCGCCCCGTGGTGCCGTTCACCCGCATCTCTGTGGCAGCCGACGTCTATCAGTCGATCGTCGCTACCGGCAAGATCAAGGTTGCCCAAACCGCGCCCCGCGCCGACGGCCGCTGGAATATCATCATCAGCGGGTCGCTCATGGACGCGATCGACACTGCCCGCCAGAAGGGCGAGCGCTCATCCGACGTGCTGAAAAGGATCGTCAAGCAATGACCGACGGACACAAACTCGACAGCGCGGAAGGTGCCCTCGCCTTCCTGCTCGCCGGCAAAGCCACGGTGACGCTGAAAAGCGAAGTCACCGGCGACCACCTGACGTTTCAGGTGCGCAAGTGGAAGAAGGCGCAGCACGGCTCGCTGCACTTCGTCAGCGTTCGCACCGGCAACGACTTCGCCAACGTCGGCGTCATCCGCGACGGCAGCAGCTTCAGCCGCGGCAAGAAGGCCGACGTCGACTTCGACGACGTGCGCGTGAAGGCTTTCCGCTACGCCTTCACCCACCTGTGCGACGCCAAGCAGCTCCCGCCGAAATGCGAAGTTTGGCACGAAGGACAATGCGGCCGCTGCGGTCGCCCGCTTACGGATCCAACATCGATTCAGATCGGCCTGGGGCCCGACTGCCGGGAGAAGATGGGACTATGAGACCCAAAACCAAATGCCCGACCTGCACCGGCCTGAAGGACTATCGCTCGCTTCAATGCCGGACATGCCGTGATGCGCCGACAGCGACGAAACGCTGTACGCAGTGCCGCAAGACAAAGCCGGTCGACCAGTTCCGCATTCGCACTCGTAAAGTACCGCGACCGCGGCCGGTTTGCATGAAGTGCGAAGCTGCTTACACAAGCGCTCGATGGGCTGCCTTATCACCGGAAGAAAAGCGTGCGCGTAAGGCAATCGCCCGAGCAAAGGAAAAGGCCAATAAGCCTGTTTATCGCCTGCAACTGATCCGCAAGTCGATCAGGCTTCTCGGCCTCGACACCGAAAAAGATTTAATAATGGCTGCGCTGGAAAAGCAGAAGTCATGCGCAATCTGCGGCAAGCCGCCCCGCGCGCGGCTGCAGATCGACCACAACCATAAGACCGGCAAGTATCGCGGCCTGCTTTGCGACAACTGTAACATCGGTCTCGGCCACTTCAAGGATTCACCCGAGCTGCTTCGCAAGGCGATCGACTATCTGAAGCGTTCTTAACCGGGCTCCGGCCCACAACACGAAGGGAAGCCACCATGACTGAACTGAAAGGCCGCAAGCTGGAAGTCGCCAAGCTTTTGAAGCGCAAGACCGGCGCGACCGTCGAGCAGATTTGCGAGAAGACCGGAATGCTCGCGCACAGCGCGCGCGCCTTCCTGTCGCGCATGCCGATGACCATCACCAAGTCGAAGGTCGGCGACAAGCCGACGGTCTACAAGATCGAGGAGGCGGCGTGACTTTGGACTGGCGCCAAGATGGAGATCGCGTCGTCGCCTATTGCGGCGAAGCCGCCGTCGGCGCGATCTTTCTGTCGACCACAAAAAGGATGGTTCGCTTTCGCGTGTGGGTCACCAAGAACATGAACCCCGTCGAAAGCCGAGCCAACAGCGTTAGCCTCGCGAAGCTAGAAGTCGAGAAGCGGTTCGAAGCCTTCCTCGATCTGGCGCAGCTTACGCGGCGCGTTTCTTAGAGCGCTCCCGCGCAACCTGATCGAACGATTTGCCGGTCGCCTGCAAGGTGGCCGGCATTTTCGTGAACGTCTGCCATCGCCGCACAGCCAGGTCGACGTATTCGGGCGCGAGCTCGATTGCCAGGCACCGCCGGCCGAGCGTCTCCGCCGCAAGCATCGTCGTGCCGCTGCCGCAGTACGGTTCGAACACCGCGTCGCCGGCGGCGCTGTAGAGGCGAAGGATGCGCTGCATTAGCGCAACGGGCTTCGCCCACGGCACCGGCCGCTCCCAATGCCCCGTCGAGAAAAGCTTGCTGTAGTCGGCCGTCTCGAGTCCGGGCTTCGGCGCTTGCGCGCCAATGATCAGCACGTAGTCGAGATCCGGAATCAGGTGGCCGTTGTGCGCCGGCAGCGCAGCCTGTCGGTGCAGCACCGCCAAGTCCCATTTCAACCGGCGCTCGATCGCCAGGTTGAGATAGTCGGGCACGAGCTCCTTCGACGTGAAGATGACATTCGTCTCGCGGAGCTCGCACAGCTTCGACACTTCGAACTTGTCGACGCCGGCGGCGATAATCTTCTTGGCCTGCGACGTCGACGGCTTGCGATAGATGCCGCCGCCGTTGCGGTCGTGCTCGTACTTGTACGGCGGGTCGGTGGCCATCAGCTGCGGGTCGTCGTCGCCGAGCAGCTTCTCGACCGTCTTGCCGTTGCTGGAGTCACCGCACATCAAGCGGTGCTCGCCGAGCAGCCAGATGTCGCCGCGCGCCGATACGACGCGCTCCTGTAGCTCGCCCTCGTCGTCAGGGTCTCCGCCGGCGCCGGCGTTGCCGACGTTCACGCCGAACGTAGCAAGGCGGATGTTGTCGAAGCCGGTCAGGTGCAGCGGGAAGTCGACCTTCGCAAGATGCGTCAGCTGCGGCTTCAGCAGCCGCTGGTCGAAACCCGTCATTGCCGGCAGCGCGTTGTCGCTGATGACGATCGCAAGCTTCTGGTCTTCGGTGAGGCCCCTGCGCGTCACCGTCGGCACCAGGCACCCGACTTTGATGGCAGCCAGGCGCCGGCCGTGCCCTTTCAGCACCAGGTCGGCCTCGTCGATCAGCACGGGCTGGTCGAAACCGAATTCGGTGATGTTCGCCGCGATCGCGTCGACTTGTTTCGTCGTGTGGATCTTCGGATTGTTCGGGAACGGCTTCAGCTCTTGCGGGTCGCGCATGACGACGTCGGTTGCCGCGAACTTCAGCTTAAAAGGTTGGCCGGCGTCGGGTTTTACACCTGCCCGGCGCTTTGCACCGCGGCTCCCGCGCCGGCCCTCTGAAATCTTACTTGCCATCGCCGCGCCTGCGCTTGCGATGCGGCGCCGGTGTGCCGTCGTCTCGATCGACGCGCACCACCGGCAAAATCAAAATCACCGCTGAACGCGGCTCCTCTCCGGGCGCTGGCAACATGTGCCACACCCCGCGATCGGTTGGGAACGGTACCACATTCATGCCGGCACCGCCGAGCCTTGGCGAGGCCGCGCGCGGTTCTCATCCTTACGCACGTCGGACACGTCGCGGCGCGCAGCCATCAAACCGCGCTTCTCCGCCCACTCGCGCAGGCGTTTGCGAATGCGGCGCCAGGGGATCACGTCGGGCGAGTCGTCGCGATCGAAGCCGGCCGCCAGGTCGTGGCGGTCCTTCAGATGGTGCTCGACCAGGCCCTGCTGCAGCCCGACCACGTCCTTCAGCATCTCGCCGTCGAGCTCGAGCAGCTCCACGCGTTTCTCGATGCGTGCGCACCGGACGCCGATCGTCTTGGCGTCGGTGAATCCGCCGAGCCGCTGCATCCACGCGATCGTGCGGGCCTGCTCGGCGACCAGATGTTCCAGCTTCGCAATCCGATCGGTGTCGGACGGCGTCTTTTGCTCCCCCATTCCACGGTTCCCCTGCCACGAAAAAGGCCCCCACGGTCGCCCGGGAGGCCTTCGGCGGTCCAAGCCGACGCAATACCCCCTTCGGGGCTCGCGTGCGCATTGGGTGTCAGAAAATGTCAAAAATGCAACCGACCACCGGTTACGAAAACCGGTTACGGACAGGGGTACGGAGCCGGGTACGCGGGTACGAAGTCACCCGGAAAATGATGCAAATTCAATGGGGTTAACATTTTGTCGAGATTTTTTTGTCTTCAGCGGCAACTTTGTCCTGTTCCGGCGACACTGGAAGGCCGTTTGCCGGCCATTAGGAAGCCGCCTGTGCGTCCGTTGCGGAATCAGCCACAGGGAGACCTAGCAGCTTCAGGCCCTCCCGGTAGGCCCCGGCGCGCGCCGCATGAAGGCGGAGCACCTGCACGGCCCCCCAATGGTTCCCGGTCAGGCCCCACAGGGTCAGCGCCAGCAGGAACGGGTCGATCCCGTACCGGCGCCAGAACACCAGCTCGTTGCCGGCATGGATCTCCTCGTTGTGGTGCGGCCGGCAGCCCGGTAGCGTCCACCGGTCGTCGCTGGTCTGTCCGCCCCCGGCCGCTTCCTTGCCGTGCAGGTCCGAACCGTCGCGCAGATGCATGGGGTCGTCAGCCTGCTGTTCGATGCCCTGCACCAGGCAGCACACGCAAGGCAGCGACTTGATGAACTGGCGGTGCCGGTCGTTCTTCACCCGCGGCGTCCTCATTGGCTTCAGGCGGGGCTGCCAGCCGCCCTCCGGAACTAGGCGCGCAGCCATGACGGGCGGTCCCTGCCACAGGTCAGACAGTAGCACACCTTCTCAACTTCGACGTCGAGCTCGCCGGCGCCGTAGCGCACGGCGTCGTATTGCGTCCATCGGTGGAACAAGACGCACCACAGCCACTTCACCATGTTGGCTCCTCATCTTTGAGAATGGCGGCGATCTGCTGCACGGTCTCGCTCTCGCCGTCGGCGAACGTCGCCTGCAGCTTCTTCAGCCGCGTGACCATCCGCGCGTTGCGCTCGATCGAGGCCTGCAGCTGCTTGGCGACCGACGCCATGGCGCGGCCGCTTGCGGACTCCGACGGTGCCCAATCGTGAATGTCCTTCACGGCGAAGGTTCGCATGTCGTCCTTGGCGACGTCGTGCGCATCGAGCAGCCATTGCGGCTCGTGGTGCCAGTCGGTGAAGCCAAAGCGAAAACCGTTGAGCAAAGGGATAATCTCGCGGACGGCGCGGACGCCGGCGTGATTGGTATAGTCGATCATTACTCGCTGGCTATTGAGTGTCATGTCGGTGCCTTTCCGTCGCGCAGCAGGCCCTGCACGACCAGCTTGATTGCCTCTTTGCGGTCTCGATAGAACACCTGCCGGTGCACGCCGATGTCGCGGCACTTCTGGTTTATCTTCGCTCCCCACGCCTTCCACATGGCGCCGAGCGACACGAAGCCGGCAAGGTCAGGATCTTGGTCGCGCAGATACGTTAGCGCCCATCCGAGCGCTTCGTCAGCGCGGCGTACTTCCTCGATCGACGGCAGATCCTTGAAGCGGTGCGCAATCGCGTTGCGCAGCGATTTGTTGCCGGCTTGGTGCACCAGGTCGGACACTTCGCGCACGATCTTCGGCATGGCGTTGCCGAACGCGCGCGGCCCGGTACCGGCGACACTCGCGCGGAACAGCACGCGATAGGCTTCGGTCAACCGCTCCTCCACCAGGTCTTCGGTCCATGTCGGCCCGCGCACCCGCTGACGATGGTCGAGCTCGGCCGCGCGCTCCGCCCGCCGGCGAGCCAGCACGCCAGGATCGACCGGCACAGTGTCGCCTTCGAACGCCTGCAGCTGGTCGGCTTCCTTCCGCAGTTTCTGCATGGCGTCGTCAACGTTGCCGACCGGCGCCTTCATGTCTTCGGGCAACGGCGCGCGCACGTCGTCAGGATCGACGTCGGCCTTGTCGATATGGCCGCTCGAGTCCACCTGCAGCGGCCAGTCGCGGCCATCCTTCAGCCGTTCTTTGTGCCGGCGCCGGTATCGGCCAAGCTTCTTGTACTCGGCCTCGTTTTCGAGTCGACGTTCCTTGCGTGCCCGGAGAACGTCGGGGTCCGCTGGTTTCTTCTTGTCGACCATCAAATGCACTTCCCTGCTCCTAGAACGGCATTTCGTCGCCGGCCTTCTCGCCGGCGGCGAGTAACGGCTTCGCTTCAGGCTTCGGCTTCGGCAACGGCGGCCATTGCAGACCGCGACCATACACGCGCCGGCCGGTCGGCCAAATAAAATGCGCGGTTCCTCCGTTGGGGTCGGGCGCTTCGCGCACGACGATGACGTTGACGTTCGACAGCTTCACCTTAAAGCGAGTGAGCGTTGCCTTGATTCGGTTTGCATACTTGCCCGGGTCTTCGCGATCGCCGCGCGAGTTGACCTTGCGATACTCCGAGCCGAGATCGGTGGTGCGCACGACTCGAGTCATCGCCGGCAGCTGCAGGTCCGGCGGTGCCGTGATTCCGCTATCCTCGATCGACTTCAGCAGCGCCTTGAACTGCTGCACTTCGGTGTCGTTGAGATAATAGCCCTCCGGCTTGTCGCGCCGGTTTGTCACGACGTCGGAAGGCACATTCTGCGCGGGCTCCGTCGAGACCATCGAAATAATATCGTCGCCGTCTTCGTCCTTGCCTATCACCACGGGCTCGAGCACGAATTCCCACTGCAGATGATCGTCGCCCTCGCGCTGCTTTCGAATGACGCCGCGGCGAATGACGCGGCCGTTGTCGTCGCGCTTCTCCGTCCCCCTCTTTGCATCGAGCACCACGCGCTCAACCAGGATCGCCGCTTCAATGTTGTTGAACAGGAGCTCACTGCCACGGTGCTTTCCTTCGGCATTCGTGTGGCCGATGATGATAAGCGGCGCGTGACAGGTGTCGGTGAGGATCTGGTAGTTTTCGAGAATACGATTGATGTCTTCCGACTTGATCTCGCTCGACCCCCGCGTCGCCGCGTTGTGAGTGTCGATCACGATTGCCGCCAGCGGCAGCCGGAAACTTTGCGCAATCTCCGCAATCTCTTTTGCCAGCGCCTTCGCGTTGTCTTCGGTGGCGTACAGATTCGGAGGCCGCGTCACCCACGCAAACGAATGCAGGTCGGCGGCCGTCTTGCCGTGATGCGCCAGATAGGCGCGCACGCGGTTCTCGAAACCAGTGGCACCTTCGAACGTCAGATAGATGATGCCGCCGGCGATCGTCTTGTGCCCGGCAAAGTCCTTGCCGTCGTGAATGTGCATCAGCATGTCGAGCGCTTCAAACGTCTTGCCCGAACGGCTCGGCCCCATCAGCAGCACGTTGTCGTGCATGGGCAGAATGCCCTTGATGCGCCATGGATAGGCGCGCGCCGGCGCCGACAGATCGGCCGCGGTCTTCGCGCCGAACTTCGATCGGTACGGCTCCGGCTCCCACGGCTTCAAGCCGTCGACGATGTCGAGCAACTCCTGTTTCGTGCCGCCGTTGTCGCGCCAGTCCTTGACGTCGCCCTTGATCGGACACTTCGGCCAAACATCTTTGAAGTTGAGGGCCTGCACCAGGTCGACGCCGACCGCCTTCAGCATCGGCGCGATCTTCGCCACACGCTCGGCGCCCGCACGATCATTGTCCTGCAGCAGGATGACGTGGCGCGCGCCGCGGAAGAATTCGGCGCAAGCTTCGGTGAAGTGCTTTGCTCCGCCCGAATTAGTGACGGCGAGCAGGCCCCACTCGATCAGCACATCGACCTTGCCTTCGCCTTCAGGCAGGAAGATCGGCCGCTGGTCGTCCTTCGGCTCCTGCAGCTCGTCGATGACAGCGTTGGCGTTGTAGAGCCAGTGCTCGACGTTGCCGAGATCGGCGAATGTGCCGACGGTGACGTTCTTCCACTTCAGCCGGTCTTCGGTGGCTTTGAGCCACACATCGCGTCTTGCAGGCTTGACGAATTCGATCGGCTCGCCGGTCTCTCGATCGAGAACGTCGAGCCCCAAAATCCAAGCACCATCACCAGCAGGCCTGCGCTGCCAGAATGTCTTCCATGGCTTGCCGGCAGCGTTCTTGCGCCACTCGCCGTCGGCCATGCGCTCCTGCACGCGCACCACCTGATAGAGCAGATTGTTTTCGAGATCGCGGTAATCCCACTCGCGGACTATTTCTTTTGTACCGGCCGCAGCAGGGCTGCGGGAAACGCGCTCGGCATCCTCTGCAGCATCGTGTGAACTTCCATTAAGCCGATCGTTTCCAGCTCCTCCCGAATCTTCTTCTGCGCCTGCACGAGATCGAGTGCGGGGTGCTCGTGAAGCGTCAGCTCGATCAGACGAAGGCGCAGCGCGTCGAGCTCCGTTTTGCTTGGCTTTGGAAACATCGACGCCGGCAAGCTTGGCGCATTCTTCGACCGCCGTCGGGAAGTCAAGGCCCGCGTATGTCGTGAGAAATTCGAAGACGTCGTGCCCTTTGCCATCGCCACCGCTCCCGAATTCGCACCACAGGCCTTTTTTGTCGTTGACCGTGAAAGACTCATTGCCCTTCTGCACCCACTCGCCCGCGCCCTTTTTCACCAGCTGCATATGCGAAGCGATCACGCTGCTGATCGTCAGCCGTGACTTGATCTCCTCGATGTCGCGCGGGTCGAATGCCATTTGCGGCGTCACTTCCTGTCGAACTTGGTCTTCTCGCGGCCCCAGGTCGTCCACCCGTCGCGCGACTGACGCGCGAAGATGTCCGCACGGCGATAGCTCGGCGTCAGCCGCTCGAGCTCGCTGTAAAACTCATCCGGCTTGCGGCTGTTCTCGCGCGCCAGTCCCGGCAGCTCGCGCTCGCCAAAGGTTTCCAGCAGGTTCTTCATGTCGCGCCCCCGAAAGCCGTGCCCCTTGCGCGCGGCGATCAGGTACGGCTCGCAAACGGTGCGCACGATATGTCCCGGCCCCCATCGCAGCTTGCCGGTGCGCGATCGCTTCGACCAGGCACCGCCGGTTCTCACTTCCAGCCCGAACACGTCTTCGATGATGCGCGACTGCTTGGCGATCAGCGGCCATGTCACCCAAAAGAACGCAACACCCTTCGGTGTCAGCAGGTCTTCTGGTCGCGTGCTCTCGATCTCGCGCAGCTCCATAGTGTCGTACTGCGGCGTCTTCTTCCGGCCTTCCTCGCTGTACGTTCGCCACGGCCACGGATAGTCGATCACGAGAAGATCGACCGATCGCAGCTGTAGCGGCGCGAAGAACGTGTGCGTCGTCACCCCTCGATCTCCCGCATCATGAGACCATGGCCCGGGTAGTACGTCACCTTCAGGCCCAAATCGAACAGCGGCCCGTTGAGACCAAGCGCCAGCGCCTTTACCTGCTCGCGGTATCGTTCTGTGTTCGATCCATACGCCTTCTCGGCAAGGAAAGCTTCGCCGACGTGCTGCCCCTTCACCTGAAGCAACCGGTTTGCGACCAGCAGCTGCTGCGTCGTCGACAGCATCGCTGACTTGTCGCCATGCTTGAACGTGAAGGCCTGCAGCCGCGCAGCAAGTACAGGATTTTCCGCCGGCAATCTCGGCTTGCGCACAGCCGGCACCGTTACCTCGCGCTTGGGAGGAAAGCCCTGCTTGCTTGGGTCGATCGGCGTTGCCACCGGAGGCATCGGCGCCTTCTCGCGCGGCAAAACAAAATTCAATCCGCTGCGCGCAAGCTTTCCGGTCTTGACGAAGTCGTACAAAACAGCGGTCCAGCTTTCAGGCATTCCCGGCCAGTACTTCTTGCGGGCCCACTCGCGGATCTGCGGCGCCGAGCTCGGCCCCTTCTTCGCAATACATTCAACAGCCATCGCCAGATTGGCGGGAATATCCGGAGGCCGACCTGCTTTTGACGGCGCCCCCCCAACATTCTTGCGCGGGGTGGTTTCTGTCGAGCTCGACCGCTCGCTTCCCACCGCCGGCTTCGCTGGCGCTTCCGTGGTTTCCGCGGCGCCATTGCCGCTCCCACCCGCTGCGACAGCGTCACGCGCCATAGCCTCGTCCGTCGGCTCGACAGAACTTTTCGTGCGCCGCGCGTTTTCTTCGGCAAGGCCGTCGACCAGCTCGCCGGCGGCTTTGCGCTGGACCGGCAACAAGCCCGATACGTCGATCGTCTCCACCGGCCCGTAGACCATGTGCAGCACCGACTCCATCGCCTGCAGCCACAGCATGCGCTGGTCGAGCGGCCAATGCGCGCCCTTCTCCGGAAGGCGGCGAAACAGGCTGACGATCGTATCGTCGGGTAGTTTGAAAATTGCGTCGATCGCAACGTCACCGCTTCCGCTTCGGTTTGTCATCTTCAGCTGCCTGTTCAATCTCTTTGCGTTCCAAAAACTCAACCAACGCGCAGATGTCTCGCATAGCCCGGAGCTCCCGGCGGTGCTCCTCGTGAATTTTGTTTTCCCCGCATTCCTTGCCGGCACAGGGGATAGGTTCGCCTTCCTCGTCACGCGCGCCACACTGCGGATTGCTGCAGTGCCGGCGCGCAAACTCCTGCAGAATCGAAATGCGGTACAGCGCCCACGAATAGATGCGGTCCCGCGGCCGCTCCTCACTCGGGGATGTCGAGTCCGCCATCGCCTGAAAATCTCATTGCTCGAATACTCTCGGCCGCCTTCGGGCGCCGCGGCGATCGCGGCGGCTTTATCAGGCCGCCGTCGGTCTGCACGTACCAGGCTGCCGTCAGAAAAGCTTCCGCGCGGTGCTGGTCGACCTTTCGCTTCAGAAATGGGTGCAGTGCCGGCCAACGCTGCAGCACTAGCTGACGCGCACTATCGTCAATGCCGCTGCCTTCCTGCTTCGCCTTACCCTTCAGCCCGAAATGCCCCTTCCACGTCGGCGACGATACGCGGTGGCGCGGGATGTCGAGGCACGCGACGACAGCATGGATAGCGAAGTACGAGCCACCGAATCGAAACAGCGACGTGGCGCCCCAATCCGCTTCGTCGCCCTGCTCGCTTTTCTTGCGGTTACCGCTCCGGCTCGGCATGAACGCGTTGACGATCTCGATCACGGCGACGGTCGGATGCAGCGCATAGATCAGATTGCGCAACTCGGCGTAGTCGATCTCGCGCTGCTTGCCTTCGCCGACCGTCGGAATATCGAACAGGCCACCCGACGGTGTCGGCACAATCTCGTCAGGGCAGTAGAGCGCGCACGCCCCGTTGATGCCCGGGTCAATGCCCAGGATGCGCCGTGGCTTGTCCATGGTGCCTCGCTTAGTGCTTGGTGGTTTCGTCGGGCTTGCCGCGCCCAATTTTGTCGAGGTTCGCGTCGGGCAGTGTGGCACCGGACTTCGCCGCCAAATCCTGCACCGCCTTCGCAGCGGCCCCAGGTTCGGCACTGGCCGCGCTCGCGCCCGGCTGGCGCAGGTGCCGCGGTCTGTCGTCGGGCTCGCCGTCCTCTTGGATCTCGCGTGCCGGCTCGCCCTTGGCGCCGATCTCACCTTCGGCAAACATGCGACCCTGCAGGTTGGCGAGCTCGTCAAGCTTGAAATACTTCCGGATCTTGTCGAGCTGCGCCAGCTTCACTGCCAGCTTTTCGGATGCCCGCGCTTCGTTCTTGGCGTTCTTCACGTCGGCGTAGAGCTTCTGGCAAATCTTAAAAGCCCACACGTTCAGGTGCCGCTTCTTCGCAATGTCGGCAGCATCCTTCAACCGCTCGTTGGTTTCGTCGACCGTCTCCTGCGCTTCGCAGAAGGCCGCGTTGAATGTCTTGATTGTGCTGTCCGCCGGCAGGCGAATTTCCTTGCCGGTCGGTTGCTGCTCGGATTCGATCGACGTGCGCTTTGCCATGGAGAACCCCCGGAATGAGTTGGCACCCTCCCGCCCGTCAGGAGGGAGGGTGCCGTAGCTGTCACACCGGGCTCGTCACAGCGGCGCGCAGCATTCGAATTGTTTGGAAGGTGACGAGCCTTCGACGTGGAATCAGTGGCCGGCAGATTGGCGACGAGTCCGGATTCCGTCAACCGTCATCCTTGGATGTTGCTGGCAGGGTGGTGGTTACGGTTACGGAAAGAGGGGCAGGGGACGAAGTCCCTGCCCTCTACCACCTTGCTCTGCCGCCGCGCGCGAGGCGACGTAACCGATTCCGCGGGCAGGCTGTCAAGGATACGGCCGACGGTTACGCATCGGGGTACGGAGGGGGTTGCGGTTACGGTCGCGTCGAAAAAACCCTGTCGCTTCAGTGTGGTGACTTGCGTACCAGGGCATCCCCACCGTCGGAGAAAAAAATTTTGACTTGTCCCCGATAATCGCGATGGTCGTCGCCCTTTGGGAGGGCTTGTCATGAAGGTCGCGAAGGTTCGCCAGTGGAGACCGGTTGAAGGGTGTGAAGCGTATCTCGTTAGCAATGACGGCCGAGTAAAGCGCGCCGCCGACGGCCGGCTAATGAAGCCCGGCTTCAATCAGGGCAGGCCTCGCTATCACCTGCCGTACATTGGTGGGAGCCTAACGATCGACGCTCATGTGCTTGTAGCCCGAGCTTTTTTGCCGCCGTCTCCTCCGGGAAAATCTTGGGTTCTTCACCGCGATGACGACCCCTTAAACTGCATCGATACCAATCTGAAGTGGGGAGATTTGTGGGACAACGCCGAAGACCGCGCAGCCAACAACAGGAAGCGCCGCGGGAGACCGGAATTACTGCGTGGTGCTTTGAAAACAAAGCCCAACTACAGACTTAACCCGGCTCGCGTTCTAGCAATTAGGAAGGCTCCCGGCCGACATGCGGCCGTTGCCAAAGCGTATGGCGTGAGCCGGTCAACAGTCACCCACATTAAAAACGGCCGTAGGTGGCCTCACCTTTTTGCAGAAGGGGATGGACAAAGCTACTAAACTGTGAGTATAGCTGTCCGGCGACACAGGGGAAGGGAAGCCACGGTGAACGCACACGCGACATTCAACACCAACACGCCGGCGCTGCAGCGCAGCCTGGTCGACGTCGTTGCCGAGTACGACCTGAAGCTTGCCGGCATCGGCGACGCGGTGAGAGCGGGACCAATATCAACACCACCATGTTGACGCTGCACAAACCCAGGGAGTGAAAAACCCATGCCGACAGTCGAGATCAAGACCGAGACCAAACAGACCGTCACTATGCGCCTTACCGGCGCCGAGATTTGCGACCTTTTGCGCGGCCAGGCGCGCGCCATCCCCGCGACGGCGCGTGTCTATATCAACATCCCGGGTGGCGGCGACTATTCGAGCACGCGCCTCGACGTCGACGTCGACGTGCCGGTTATCGTGACATGGACGGAAGTGGTGGAAGCCGATGGATAAAAAACCGACTGACCGCGGGGTCGTCGACAGCATCCGCGCGCTGCGCGAAAAGCGCTACATGACGCGCGGGCCCGGTGCCAAGCTGAAGACGCCGTCCGACACAGCCAAACGCGTCGCCATGCTGCAGCAGCTGGTCGACGCCGTACCACCCACCAAGAGCCGCGCGCAGAAGAAGGCCGCGAAAAAGAAGGGAATCCGCCGTGGACGCTGAAAAGATTGCCGACATTGTCGAAGTCGTTTATCGCATCCGGCTCGAAGACGAGTGCAAGAACAACGTCGAGGGCATGCTTCAAAAGGACCGGGAGGCCGACCCGGACGACAACGGCCAGAAGCTGCGCAACCGGTCGAAGACGTATCGCGGTGCCGTGATCGCCACACTGCAGGCCATCGGCCTGATCGAGCCGAGCGCGCAGCTGAAGTACCTGATCGAGAGGGGCCTCGCCGGCCCGTTTCCGATCGACAAGTAAGTTTTGAACCGGAGAAGGGAAGCCTCCAATGAAAGCGGACGTTCCAATGCAGTACCGGCTTGTCGAAGTGCGGGCCACCAACGTCAAGGCGCTGAAGGCCGTGGCCATCAAGCCCGACGGCAAGCCATTGTTCAAGGTCAGCGGCCGCAACGGTCAGGGCAAGAGCTCGCTGCTCGACGCCGTGGCGATGGCGCTTGCCGGGCCCGAGGGGTTTCCGGACAAGCCCATCCGCGCCGGCCAGGACGAAGCTTCGATCTATCTCGACTTCACCGACCTGCAGCTGACGCGAACGATCGTGGCGAGCGAAGACTCGCCGCGCGGCTTCACCAGCGCGCTGAAGCTGGAATTCCGCAACGGCAAGCGGCCGAAGCAGAAGCAGACAGAGCTCGACGCGCTGCGCGGCTCGCCGATCGCCGATGACCCGCTCGAATTCGCCAGCTTGAAGCCACGCGAGCGCTACGATCTCGTGCGCGGCCTCATTCCGGACTTCGACTTCGAAGCCAATGACGAGGCCCGGCGCGCGAAGTTTGAAGACCGCACTGACGTCGGCCGGCAGCGCGATCGCGCCAAGGCCGCGGCGGCCGCCATCGTCGTGCCTCCGGACGCGCCGCTCGAGCTGATCGACGTCACGAAGGCGGTGCAGGAGCTGCAGGCAACGTATCTGAAGAACCGCCAAATCGCCGAGTCCGCAGAGGAGCGGAGCACTTATGCGGAACAGCTCGAGTCTTTGCAGGACCGCGAGGCGGTGCTGGTCAAGCAGCTGCAGGAGCTGCGCGGCGAGATCGCCGAGCGCGAGAAAACCATCCGCGAGTATAAGCCGCTGCCCGAGCCGATCGACACCGCGGCGATCGAAACGCGCATCCGCAACGCCGAGACCATCAACGCCGGCGCCAGGCGCAGACAGGAGAGCATCCAGCGCTACGCCGAATACGAGAGCCTGCAGGAGCGCTACGACGATCTGACGACCGCCATTGCCGCGCTCGATCAGGAGAAGCGAGAGGCGATCGAGGAGGCCAAGCTGCCCATCCCCGAGCTCACGCTGGCCGACGGCGACGTGATGCTCGACGGCCTGCCGTTCGACCAGGCCTCGACCGCGCGCAAGATCCGCGTATCAACAGCGCTGCTGATGGCGCTGAAGCCGGAGCTGCGCGTGCTGCTGGTGCGGGAGGGCTCGTTGCTCGACGAGGACGCGCGCGCCGCGCTCGAGGCCGACGCCAAAGAGCATGGCTTCGTGGTGCTGATGGAGTGCGTCGGCGAAGACGTCGCCGGCGGTGGTGTCGTGATCGAGAACGGGGAGGTAATCGACAATGCTTGAACCGGGAGCGCGGAAAGAAGGCGGGGCGGATTTACAGACACAGGCGCTTATGTCGATCGCCATCAGCATGAAGCGCATTGCCGACGCGCTGACGCCGATCGACACCATCAGCGGCGAGCAGGTTAAGGGAAGGGCTGGCCTCTATTGGCTGATCGAAGACATCATGACGAACACACGGGGGGCACCATGACGCCACACAACACGCCGGCCAAAAACTTCGACTTGATGACGAGCGACGCCGCGCACGTCGAGAAGCTGAACCCGCGCTTCCGCGAGCTGCTGCAGCTGCGCTACGTCGACCTGAAGACCTACAAGGCGATCGCGCACGCGCTCAACATTCCGGAGGGCTCCGTCAAAAGCGGGCTGAACCGCGCGTGTGCACAAGTGCGCCGGCTGCGCGAGGTTGCCGCATTGAGCGGTGGACAACCGGTGAACGGGTAAAAGATGCGGCTGGCGCGTTGGAACCGACTCACGTCTATGGCGTCCCCTATTCGAGGGAGACCGCCATGGATTCGGGCGAGATCATGCGCTCGCTTATGCAGGCGCTACCGGAGGAGGCCGACGCGCGCGACGAGCTCGTGGCCGTCGGCAGTCTTGCCGGTGCCATCATCAACGCCACCGCGCCGGAAGGGCGCGCTGATCTGGTCGAGCGCTTTTGCGCGACCTTGCGCAAAGCCGTAGCAACGGAGCTGAACTGATGCGCTTTGAAAGATGGGACTTGTCGGAGATCGAGCGGCAGAGCGCGGAGCGCAACGCCGGCTTGTCGGGCTTTGGCTTCAACATGTTCGTTGCCGCCCTGCTGCTAGTGGCGGCGTTTTGCGGCTTCATGATCTGGCATGGCTGACGCCAACGAGCTCGTGCGCGGCGTTGCTCGGCTGGCGCTGCAGCAGCTGCTGCTGGTGCCAGGGCCCGCGAAGATCGAGGCTGCCATGATGGTAGTCAAAGCCCTGTTCATGGAAGTGGTCGTGCCGGCAAAGCGGCTCGACCTGTTCGACCAATACGTGGTGCTGGCCCGCACCGAAATCGAAAACGACTTGCGGAAAAAGGGAGTGTTCGATGCCGCCAAGGAAGACGATAAGCGACGCGGAGATCGGCGCGCTGGTGCGCGAGATGCGAAAAAAAAAGGAAGTCGGCCAGCCCGAGCTCGGCGAGGCAATCGGAGTGAGTGAACAGATGGTGCAGAAGTACGAGACCGGCACCAGCCCACTCACCGTCGTTCGCCTGTGCGCGATCGCCGCGCTGCTGAAGTGCAAGGTCACGGATTTGATTCCGTGACCGGGTTCTGGCTTGTGATCGACAACGGCGACGGGACGGCAAGGGAGCAGAGCATGGACGTTGGAAAATACTACTGGGTGCTGGTGACGTCGAGCCGCAAGGCTCCGGAGTGGCAGCCGGCCAGGTTCACCGGCATTGCCGGCGACAGCATCGGAGCGACGTGGGATTTTATCGGCTTCAACAGCGACGTCGGTCACCACTTCGTCGAAGTGCTCAAAATCGGCACGGAGATTGTCGCGCCGTGAACGACGTCGAGCACTACATTTCGATCTTCCGCGGCGAATCGCCGGAGACCATCCGAGATGCGATCGAGGCGGTCGGGGCGGTGTCATGGATCGACGCCGACCACATGGCGAAAGGACAGCGCATCATTGACGGCTTGCGCGCGCTGCTGCCGCCAGAATCGCAGGGGAGCCTGTTCTGATGGTCGCCTACAGCTTCAAGCAGCGCTTTGTGAAGCCGATCAAGGCCGGGCTTGGCATGAAAGTTTTTGCCGAGCCGGGCGACCCGCCGTGTGCACCAAAGCGCCAAACCATCCGCGCGATCGGCAAGCGCCGTCATGCGCGCGCCGGCGAGACGCTGCAGCTCTACACCGCGATGCGTACCAAGCGGTGCCAGAAGATCGGGGAGGCCGAATGCTTCTATGTGATACCGATCTCGATCGTCGTCTTGAAGACCAAGTTGAAGTTTCCCGACTTCGTGATCGACGCCGACGCCTTTGCGCGCGCCGACGGGTTTGATTGCGCGGCCGACATGCACGCCTTCTGGCTTAAAGAGCACGGCCCGGGCAAATTCGAAGGTGTGCTTATCCGTTGGGAGCCGCAGGATGCGGATGGACAAAGGACTAAACCGAGAGTATAGCCAGCCGCCACCATACTGACCAGGAGGGAAGCCCATGTCAGAAACCCCGCGCCGGCGCGCTGCCGCCGGCAGTACTGCACTAACTCCACTCGCCACGGCCCTGAAGGCCTACTACGACACGCACCCGTCGCTGCCCGACGGCATCTACATTGGCTTGTCGGCCGAGCGGTACCACGCCGACACCGCGCTCGGATCGTCGAACATCCGCGACCTGCTGAAGGGCGCAAATCTGTTCTGGCACAAGTCGCCGATGAACCCGAAGAAGAAGAAGGACAAGCTGACGCCGTCGAAGATACTCGGCAACGCGACCCACACGCTGTTGCTTGAAGGCCGCGAGGCGTTCGACGCGATCTATGTCCGCGGCCCCTACGACGAAGACGACGACAGTCTGACGTCGGCAGAGAAGTCCGCCTTGACGAAGGCGGCGAAGGCCAAGCTGAAGGAAGGCCAGGAGCTGCTCACCCGCGCCGACTACGACTTCACGATGGGCTGCAAGGAAGTGCTCGACAGCGACCCGGAGCTAAAGGGCTGCCTCGACAACGCGCTGACCGAAGTGTCGATCTTCTGGACGCGCGAGGATGGCGTTCGCTGCAAGGTGCGGCTCGACGCGCTGAAGCTGCGCGGCATCGGCGACATCAAGACGATCGCCAACGAGCGCGAGCGGGAAATGGATCTCGCCTGCAAGCTGGACATCACGACGTACCGCTACGACATTCCGGCCGCGCATTACAGCGAAGGGCGCCGGCAGATGGCGCGGCTACTTGCCGATGGCGGCAACGTCTTCGCCGGCGATGATCTGGCGAAAGTTGCCCCAGGCACCGAAGCCGACGCCCTCCTGCAGTTTCTTGGTAAGTGCGCGGCCGAGAAGGTGTTCGGCTTCCAGCTGGTGTTCATCCCGAAGAAGGGCGCACCCGACGCGTGGTCGTGCACGCTGTCCCCAGGCAATCCGATTCTCAATAGCGCGGCGACCGACGTCAGCGTGGCGATCGACTACTTCAAGATGGCGATCGAGCGCTACGGAATCGACAAGCGGTGGGTGCCGAACCGCGAAGTCGAGGAGCTCGACATTGAGACCATGCCGACCACGTTCGGTCGCACGGTTCGGCGGAGGGGCTGATGGTTAAGGGCTATCAGAGCAGCACCGACCCGCTGACGGAGCAGGAGCCCGGCGGCGGTGGCGTCGTCAGCTTCTGTTCATGGGAGCAGCTGGAAAACGCGCTACGCCGTTCTGGCGCTGTGCGGCCGGGCGAGAGCGTCAACCGATTCGTCGTCAGCGAGTTGGGCATTTCGGTTTATTTGGAGCGGCACTGATGCCCCCGGTTAATCCCCCGCTGAAGAACGATGGCCCGGCCTGCCGCGTATGCGGCTGCACCGAGCACAACGCCTGCCCTGACGTCACCAAGATTGGTGGGCGCACCGTAGGCATAGGCTGCCATTGGGTCGAGCTCGCCAGTGCCGACGCTCGCCCCCTGTGCTCTGCTTGCGCCGCCCCCATAAAAAGGGCCCTTGCATCCGGCCGCTGATTACTATACTGTAGGTTTAGTCAAGCCACACAGGAAGGGAAGCCCATGTGGAAACGGCACCAAATTGAGACTGCCGCAAAGCGCCTACACCTATTACGGCTGCCTCGCCATTCGAGGCGGTCGTTTGTTGCATGGTCTCAGCTTCGCGAGTCTGAGCGCGAGCACTACAGATGGGCTGTTCGTTCGCTGATCGATGCGGCCAAGGGCCGCAAGATCCAGGAGCGGCAGCTGAACATCAAGCACGGCCAATCCTATGACCCGGAATATCGGGCATGGGTGTCGATCAAAAGCCGCTGTCTGAACCCAAAGGTGGAATCGTATAAGGATTACGGTGCGCGAGGCGTCACAATCTGCGAAGAATGGCGCAAGGACTTTTCCGCGTTCTATCGCTGCGTCGGCGCTCGGCCTTCTCCACTTCATTCGATCGACCGCTACCCGAACAACGACGGTCACTACGAGCCCGGCAATGTGCGGTGGGCGACGAAAGAACAGCAGGTAGCGAACCGCCGGAATACTGCACGAGCAGTCGTCGACGGCGAAAGCATTCCGCTCGCCGAAGCCTGTCGCCGCCTTGATCTCAACTACAACGCTGTTTGGATGCGCATCTCGCGCGGCACCACGCCGGAAACGGCAATTGCGCTGGTTCAGCGCGTCCCTCAACGCAGGAGGGCTTGACCGTGTGGGTATGTTTGAATGACGCCTTTTTTTCAGCGGTGTCGAAGGACTGCAAACCGTCCGAAGTCATGATCCGGGCCCGCCGCGAAGGCGACCTGGAAAAGGTCTTTAACGACGAAGTCCTGCTGTCGACTCACGGCTTCAGGCCGGTGGTCGTCACCCGCTACACCAAGTCCGATTACCTGTTCCGCGCCGCGGTGCCGCGCGACCACCTGAAGGCGGCGCTCGCCGCGGAAGTCGACCGCATCGTCTATTCCAACTTCAAGGCCTCGACCCGCGACCCGAAGCTGCACGCTTGCTACAATCGGATGTGGAATGCGCACGCCGACATGCAGGAGCTGCCGCCCTACAGCCACGGCATCCCGCGCGGCGGCAAAAAACCCGCAGCGAAGCTGACCGGTGCCGACGGCTTCTGGTTCGACGACGAACCGATGTTCTCGCCTGATGCAAAGAAGGCGGCCGCGGCGATCGACGCCAGGGCCAAGGGCAAGAAGTCGAAGAAGTAATTGCGGGCGCGATAGTCGCGCTCGCTATCCCTCGAAAGGAAGACCATGGCCGAGACCACGAAACAGCTGACGCCAGCGGCGCAATTCCACGAGTCCTTCGTCAAGATGGAATCGCAGTTTCAGCTGGCGCTGCCCAAGCACATGCCGGTCGAGCGCTTCATGCGCGTGGTGATGACGGCCGTCAACAGCAATCCCGAACTGCTGCAGGCCGACCGGCAATCGCTGTTTGAGGCGAGCATGAAGGCCGCGCAGGACGGCCTGCTGCCTGACAGCCGCGAAGGTGCGCTCGTGGTCTACAACACCAACGTCGCCAACAAGGCAAGAAAAGAGCCCGACAAGTGGGTGAAGAAAGTGCAGTGGATGCCGATGATCGGCGGCATCATGAAGAAGGCCCGTAACAGCGGCGAGATCGCGCTTATCACCGCGGGCTTCGTCTACGGTGGCGACAAATTCCGCTATTGGATAGACGACGACGGCGAGCACATTTTCTACGAGCCCGCCGACAAGCCCGACCGCAACATCATGGTGTGCGCGTTCTCCATGGCGAAGCTGAAGGACGGCACCGTTTACGCCAACCGGCTCGACGTCAGCGAGATCGAGAAAATCCGCGCGATCAGCAAGGCCAAAGATGGCCCTGCGTGGAAAAACTGGTTTGACCAGATGGGCATGAAGTGTTCATTCCGCCGGCTGTCAAAGCGCCTGCCGATGTCGAGCGACCTAGACGACCTGGTGCGCCGGGATGACGACCTTTACGACTTTGGCGGCAAGGATCCGGAAGCCGTTAGCTTCCAGCCGGTCAAGAACCCGCTGAAGGACGAAGCGCCGAAGACGATCGAGCACAACGCCGACGAGACCGGCACCAGCGAAACCGACGGCAACGCCGAGCTCGAGGAGAACGACCTGGTTATCGAGCTCGATGGCAAGGTCACCCTGAAGCGCGGCAAGATCGAGGGTGGCTGCTCGATCGTCGATCGCCGCTTTGAGGGCAAGGACGCCTATTTCCAGCACGCCGACCAGTGGCGGGAGGCCTGCACCGATAACGGGTTCCCTTGCACCTTCGACGCCGAAGGGAACCTGACCAAGGCGGCACCCAAGGAACAGGAACGCGGCGGAGCGGCGAGGGAGGCCGCCAGTGCGGCGGGCGAGGAGGCGGGCAAATCAGCCCCGGCCGCTTCCGAACCCGATCAGGCGGCCTCCCAAGGCCCGGGAAAGGGCGGTTCCGAGGGGAAGGCGGGGAAAGCCCCGCCGGCCAAGCCCTACACCGACGGAACCTCGTATTTGGCGTGGCTCAAAGAGCAGCTGGCGGCGGTCAAGACGAAGACCGCCCTGACGGAACTTTGGTCGAGCACCAAGGCCGACCGCGTCGAGCTCTGTTCCTCCGACCAGATGGAGGAAGCGGCCGACCTGAAGAACGGCGCCAACGATCGCATCAACAAGGGCAAGTGACGTGACCGACGCGCCGCTGATCGAGGGCAGCCTGAAGCAGTGGACGGTGCTCTACATGATGGAACGCCGGCTGACGATCGACGAGGCGCTCGCCGTGCAGAAGCTGCTCGAGGCCGACCCGAAGCTTGCCTACGTGTACGAGCATTGGGATCAGCCGGCAGCGAAGTTTCCGAGCTACGTCTTCGACAGCATCGTCATCCTGCTGCGCGGCAAGGTGCTGCACTGGATGGACAAATACAACGAGGGCCACCGCGCCCGCTGCATGTTTACAGCAAGTTGATGTCGAAGCCTTACCTATGGATTTGCTTTGCAGGCACCGAGCCCGTCAGCGACATTCCGGGGGCGGTTATCCGGGCTTGGACCGGCGATCCCGAGCGCGCCAAACAGATGGCCGGCAACGGGTTGGAAATGAAGCCCCTGTTCGACCTGTCTGACGCGGATGCCGTGCGCGACATGATCGCGCGCGCAATCTACCGATACCAAGAAGGGCCGGGGACGTTTGATAAGCCCGGCGGCATAATGGGCGATCTGCTCAAAAAAATCTGCACTGACGAAGCAGAGGATATCCGCCGCGCGATTGTGGGTGAGCCCCCGCTCCCGATGGTCGACGAGGAGACTCGCAATGGGTGAGATCGAAACCAAGCGCCGACGCGCGCGCATCCTGTTCATTTTGTTTTCGCCGCTCTTCCTCGCCGGCTTTGTCGCCGGCGCAGTGCACGAGCTGCGCCGCATCTATCGGAGGCGCCGATGATCTGGAAGCCCATTCCAAACTTTCCCTATGAGGCGAGCAGCGCCGGGGCCATTCGAAATTCGAGAACAGGCCGTGTCCTGCGCCCTGATACGGTCAAGGGCGGCTACCAGCGCGTGACGCTTTCTATTGGCGGCGTCAGCCGTCGCTTTTTCGTTAATCGGTTGGTGTGCGAAGCCTTCAACGGCGCACCACCGACGGAGGAGCACCAAGCGCGACATCTCGACGGGAAAACGGATCGAAACGTGCCCGAGAATTTGAAGTGGGGAACACGGTCCGAGAATGAACAGGACAAACGCCTTCATGGCACCTATCAGGAGCGTGAGGGCAATCCCTTCGCAAGGTTGACTGAAGAAGGCGTCGCCGACATCCGCCGTCGCTACGCGGAAAACCTCTCGGCTCGACAGGCGAGGGGATTCGAGCAAGTCGAGCACGGCTTCGTCCTAAAGCTTGCGGAGCAATACGACGTGTCGGTCAGCTGCATCAAATTCGTCATAAGCCGGCGCAACTGGCCCGAACTGAAGGTGGCATGAAATGGACTGGTCTCCGCAGCAAAACGAAGCACTGGAAGCTGTCCGAAGGTGGTTTCACAGCGAAAATCGCAAGCAGGTTTTCAGACTTTTTGGATATGCGGGTTCGGGCAAGACCACGCTGGCGATCGAGATCGCGAAGCTGGCCCGCAATCTGCGCGGCGGCTACACGCTGTTCGGAAGCTTCACCGGCAAGGCCGCGCTCGTGATGCGCAAGAAGGGCTGCAACGGCGCCATGACGCTGCACTCCATGATCTACAAGCCGCGCCGCAAGAACCGGGACGACGAAGACGCTGACCGCGACATTCCGATGTGGGAGCTCAATCCGGAATCCGTTCTCGCCGGCGCCGGCCTGCTGATCGTCGACGAATGCTCGATGGTCGGTGAAGACCTTGGCCGCGACGTCATGTCGTTCGGCGTTCCCGTCCTGGTGCTCGGCGACCCCGCGCAGCTGCCGCCCGTCGGCGGTGCCGGCTTCTTCACCGAGGGCCACGTTCCCGACGTCATGCTGACGGAGATCCACCGGCAGGCGGCCGACAATCCGATCGTGCGCATTGCCACCGACATTCGCACCGGTGTCGGAATCAAACTTGGCAACCACAAGGGAGCGCGCGAAGGCACCGGAGTTGCTATCATCACTCGCTCGCAGTTGGCGCTGAAGACGGAGCTCGCCGCCGAGCAAATCCTGTGCGGTAAGAACGACACCCGCGTCACGCTCAACCGCCGCATTCGCGGCCAGCTGCAGGAGCTCGGCAAGCTGCCGCACGGCCGCTCGATCTCCGACCCGTTGCCCGTCGTCGGCGATCGCATCATTTGCCTGAAGAACAAGCGCGATCGAGGCTTCCTCAACGGCGGCATGTGGACGGTGAAGGAAATTCGAGACCGCGACATTATCGCAAAGAAGAAGGGACGCGACGACGTCAGCTACTTGGCTGTCGACTCGATCGACGGCATGGGCACCAACTACGCGATGGTGCCGAATCCGTTCTGGTTCTGGAACGGAAAAGCAAACGACCTGCACTTGCCGGAGAAGATGCAGCGCTCGCACTATCACGAATTCGACTATGGCTACGCCATCACCTGCCACAAGTCGCAGGGCTCGCAGTGGGACAAGGTGCTGGTCTACGACGAAAGCCAGATATTCGGCCGAGCCGGCGAAGAAGATATTCCGGACCGCTGGCTTTACACCGCCGCGACGCGCGCGGCCGAAGCTTTGATCATCGTGGTGGGAGACTGAAATCATGCCAGCCGACAAAGACACTGCCAACGAGTCGCACTCGCAACCCGCCAAGGCCGAACCTTACGAGCGTTCGCTGCGACAGTCGCGCGACATCGCCCAGGCGATCGAGGATTGGTGCCACACGGTACAGGCCGGGGAGCAGACGTGATGCGCTCGGCTGACGACTTCGAGGGAAATGTCGACCCGCGCGACGCGGCGATCGTTGCCGCCGGCATCGTCGTCGTGGCGCTGTGGGCTCTTGCTCCGGAGTGGCTGGCGCTGCTCGCGTCGGCGATCGTCGTCACCGGTATAGTCCAAACCGGAGCGCGGGTGCCGTGAACAGGAACTGGCGCGATCGCGAGGAGCTCGTAGAGGCGCGCGGTGCCGAGTACAAGGCCGGCCAGATGACGGAGGCGCAATTCCGCGCGTACCTGTTCGGCATGCGCCTGCGCGGCGAAGACATTCGCCACAAGCTGCACGAGCTCGCGCCGCCGGCGCCGCCGAAGACGTTCGAAGAACACCGACTCGATGCGAGCCGGGAATGGATCAGGAGGCGACGCGATGCCAAAGCCCGACAAGGCTGAAGTGCGAAAGGTCATGAAGCAGGTTGACGACCTCGACCTTCCGGACGGCGCGCACTGGATGCGCGTGCACGAGATCCTTGGCCTGCCTTACGGCGACGTCTTCGAATATATCGCCGAAGACCCGGCCTATTTTGGAGCGACCAAACAATGAAAATTCCCCACGGATGGAAACTGGTGCCGATCGAGCCGACGGAGGAAATGCTGAAGGCCGCGTGCGAGCGCGCCCAAAGCTTCGAAGTGCTTATGGACGACACGCGCTTCGCCTGC